TAACCGACCGGTCGGCAACATACCCAGGGAGGGTATCCCCGTGGGACACGCGACGCGTGCAGGTGCGCGTGCGAGTGCTGGCCGGCTGGCCGGCGGCCGGCTGGCCGGCTGGCGCGCCACGACTGCGACTGCGACAGCGCGAGGCAGCGAGGCAGCCAGCGAGGCAGCGAGTGCGCGTGCGTAGCGGTGCAGCAGGTGAGGCAGCAGGGCAGGCAGGCAGCAGGGTGCAGCGGCGAGTGCGAGTGCAGGGCAGGCAGCTCGACACACAAGCGGCTGTGGGTGAGCGACGGTGCGGGGCACAACTCGCAACCGACGGTGCGGCCATGTGGGGGCAGCTCGACGGTGCGACGGCTGTGCGGTCGGCGGTGCTGGTGGCGCTCCAGCGTCGAGGCCACCCGTCGGCAACGGTGGCAACGGCGGCGTGGTCGGTAGCGGCAGCATCAGGCAGTCGAGGGTGCCGGTAGCGACTCGTTGCGGCCGGAATTGAGGGCAGCTCTAGGGCAGCTCTAGACCGCCTTGCCACCCAAGCAGGGCCGAATATCAGCAGGCAGATGCGATTTTTGGATAAAGGACTTGCCACCCAAGCAGATCTATGGTTTATTTGTTCTCGCCAGCGGGGCACACGCCCCGCCCGCCCGGATCACCGGGGGCGACGCGCTCGCGTTCGCGCGAGAAGGTCGGGCTTGCTGTTTGAAAACTCAATAGTGCGCGTGCGGAGAGCATGCCCCTTTTGTGTCGAGAGGCCACGCCATCGCGTGTGAGCGCGAGGGTGACAGCGAGTCGACGGATGAGGCCACGCCAGCGATGAATTTCGCGGGTGACAGCGTGATCAGGGGCTGTGCTAGCGAGGTACTTGGTCGGATTAGGCAGGCGTATGGATGCGGCGGTGTGAGCGCCATCCGGTGCGACTGTTAACCGAAACGTCCGGACCTCGAACTAGGTGACGAGCACGCGATTACGAAAGTTAAGCACCGCCTAGTGGCAGCCCTATGGCTGCGTCGTGACGACTGCAATCGGATTGCTCACTAGGCACTGGAACCAACACACAAACGGAAAGGATTTAACAATGGCTGATCAGTGGGTCAACATCGTCTTCCTGCAAGGTGATGAGTACGACAACATCGCAGACATGTCCATCGAAGAGCTGGTCGGGTATCTCGCGTACTGGGACTACGGCAGCGAGACAGATTTTGCCGATACTCGCGATGGAGAACCGTGGGGCAGCGCCGATGACCTCTACGAAGTCGAGGATTGCGGTACCACGTACACACTCTCGATCAATCGCGCCATCGGTTACGTCGGACTGCATCGTCGTCCGCTGGACTAGACACACAAGCGATAGGAGTAAGGGATGAGCAAACAGCGCACTATCTACATCGACGGCAAGGTCTACGTCTGCCGTGGAAACAACATCGTCAGAATCAAGTGAAGGGAATTGCCGACATGCAGACACTTAGCAATGAATGGGTTTACGCGTTCGAGATCACTCCGGGTGATCAGGTCTGGCTTGCAGACATGGTTGCGACGGTTAAGTCGGTAACCCGTAACGGGAACGGGTTCGAGTTTGAGTTAATGCGGATCACTCCGGGTGGTATGCAGATGGGATGCACCGTTTACGTCGAATACGGAGAAGTTATTCCCGTGCTCTGCTTTGCCTGATTCAGGCTAGCCGTACGAAACAAGCGTGATGCTGGCAATCGAATTGCCCGTACGGCACTCAAGACAACACACACAAACCGAAGGGATGGACTGGAATGGACACGATCAGCAAGCTGGAGAACCACCGATTCCGCAACTGTTCCGACGCTAGCGGAACTGTCACTGGTCGCAAGTCATCGTGGGTTATCTGCTCATGTGGTTGGCGCTCTGCTCGGTTTGAACTGTTCGACAGCGAACGCTGCAATGAGGCGGTAGAGCGGCACTTGGACAACGTTCTAGGAGTCTACGAACCATTCTGAGGAACGAACAATAGCCCTGATGGTCGTAGGAATGGTTCGACTCCATTCCGGGGCGCGACTTTACCCACGAAAACTGTCCTACTGAGACTTAGACACACAAGCGAAAGGATGGAACTTGGACACCATTGAGACCTACGGACCGTGCCGCAAGTGCGGCCACGATGCGGACGAGCACGCACTCGGACGTTTCGAGTGCTGGCACTTGGGCTGGCCTAACACGTGCGCTTGTGAAGGGTTCGAGCAGATCTGCAAGTAATCCCAGCTCATCGACAACACAGTCACATTCCCAGTCAAAACTCTGTAACCACACAACCGAAAGGATCGAGACATGACTGCGCTGAAGAAAGTTCTGGATATCGCCGGTGCTGAGTTTGATTACGACAAATGGAACGTTGCCATGTCGTTGTTCTTCGACATTGCTGATGTGCTCGATGCCAGCGATATCGAGGGTGACGTTACTCCTGAAGTGTTCGCACGCTGGCAGTACCATCGTGCACCGTTCCGTGCCGTTCCGTCGCTGGAGACCATCGCATCACGCGCTGAAGACTTCATCGAGGGTGAATGGGCAGATGACTACAGCTACGCCACGGTGGCGCTCGCGAGCGCTCTGCTGATTGGAGAGATCACCCAACAGGATCTCGTCTACGTCGGCGATGTGTTGAGTCGGTATACGTCACTGCTGGGTAAGGCTGGACTGTCCTACTGCTGAAACTTAGACACACAAGCGATAGGAGATTTAGGGATGTCTTGGGTTGCTGCACCACGCGACGTTCGAGTTACTGCTAAGCGTTCGGTTACCACGCCGTTCGCACCGGCAGATATGGCACCAGTGAGCACGCTGTCTTTGGAACTTGAGAAAGGCAAGCGTGGCTGGACAGACTTCGATACCAAAGTAATTGATCTCACTACCGATCACCTTCCTAAAGGGCTTCTGCGGGATCGCGAGGTTGAGCAGACGTGCGGACTGTCGGTTATCCGCAAGCGGCAGCCGGTTAAGCGTTCGGTTATGGCTACTGGCCCGAGTGCACAGTACAAAGCGATGAGAGAACGTGCTGCGCTGTTGGCAGCACGTAAGGCTGGACTTGCTTAGACACGCAAGCGATAGAGGAATGGGAATGTCAAGCTATTACGAAGTAGTGCAAGTCACTCTCGAAGAGTCGAGCTGTGTCACTACATCCCGCACGTTTAAGGACCGGCACAATTCCGTTGGCGAAGCTTTCGCGGCTGCCGTAGATCTGGCACAGGCCCTTGCAGGGCCGGAACGTGATGGGTGGCGCCGGCCAAAGGTGTCAATCGAGCTTGACGAGACGTTTGGACTCGTCGTCAAGGTAGGAGACTCACGCGTGGATGCGGAGTACCACGTGTTCCGCGTTAGTGAAACGAAGTCGATCCGTGAATCGCACGATGGACACTCTGGTTGCAGGGCAGCCGGCGATTCTCAGTCGCCCGAGAAGTAACCAACCAACTAGGAAGGATTAAGACATGGACAGCAGCAGCATCATCCTGTCGGCGCTTGAGGACGCGATCTACGATGCAATCGAAAAGGGCCTGTTGACCGAGTCGGTCTGGGACAACGCACCTCAGTCTCAAGTGTTCTATCCGTCCGAGGGTGAGTACTGGGACGAAGACGACATGGCCGTGATCCGCTGGGTAGGCCAGCAGGACGTTAATAACAAGATCAGCTATTACCGCCGGGTTCTGGACAACCTGTAAATCGCACGACAACGATAGGAGTAAAGGCATGGCACTGATCGATAACAGTCAGGACATTATCGACGTTCGAGACATCATCGAGCGAGTCGAGGAATTGGAAGCCGGCCAACCACTTGAGGATGACGGGGACTTAGCAGAGTTGGACACCCTCAAAGGGTTGCTTGAGGATCTTAGGGGTTTCGGTGGGGATCACCAGTGGGATGGAGATTGGTACCCGGTAACGCTCATCCGAGACTCGTATTTCACCACGTACGCGCAAGAGTTGGCTGAGGACATCGGCGCATTCAACTCGAACGCTCCGTGGCCCTTAAACCGCATCGATTGGAGCGCAGCTGCGGACGATTTGAAAATGGACTACGCGACAGTCGATTACGACGGCGTCGACTACTGGTACTGGTGATCGTGCCGCTATAGGCAACGCTGGACATCGCACAACAAACGATAGGAGTAAAAGACATGCTGCATGAGGTTTGGATGGACACCGAAACCGGCCCGGTGTTCCTGGTCGGTTCGCTGTCCACTGCACAGGCTGAAGCGTTGGTACGCAACCTGCGGATCGAGGGAGTCATGGCATGGATGGACTGACTGAGACTTTCTGGCAGAGGGTAGCGCTGCTGTCTGGAGCTATCGGGCTGACGCTGCTTGCGCTGGCATTCGCTACCGCCACACCAAAACAGGCCACGAAGGTTCCGTTTTCACAAGCGGACTTTCCGTGCCAAGAGGATGAGGTGCTTGGGTTCCATCCGACGTTCGGGCCGAATTCAGTCGGTTGTATTCACGTTGACCTACTGAAGGTAGCCCCTTTTTCCTGACCGCTGCTTGACACCTAAGGAGGATTGATAGACATGGCCACTCGATGAGGTCGATGAGGCAAATGGGACTGTGGCTAAGGAGGTATGGAAGGTGAGCGACCAGATGAAGGCACGGCTGGAGCTGCGCCGATCCAACGCGGCGCAGCCGCACCGCAACCGAAAGCGAGAGCTGAAGCGGCCCGGCAAGGGCAATCGCAAGGCATGGAAGAAGGAGATGGGATAGACATGAAGTTCGAGGTTAACGACCACGGGGAGTTCGATTACACCGACGGGTTCGGTGATCGGATGGTGGTTCGCAAGTTCTCCAACGGTCAAGTGCTGATCGGAGGCACCAACGGCATCGCAGGTATCGAGATCGTCCTCCACCAGGAGGCGGTGGCAGCACTGATGGAGTACCTCAAGCGCGAAGTAGGAATCGCAGAGTGAAGGCTCGAGAAATCGAACCTCGCTACTACGAGGTGACGGACGGCGAAAAGTGGTACAGCGCCGTCCAGCTCGGTGATGGAGGCTTCAACGTCATGAATCACAAAGGGCAGATCATCCGGCAGGGGTCTGCCATATACCGCGCTGTAATTGCTGCTATCGAAACTCAGCTGTAATTCGCGAAGTGGAAGGGAAGAACCTGTGGGACTAGTCAATCACGACAACATCATCGGCTCCGCCTACGTCGGCGGCGCGGAGGACAGCTTTCGTATGGTGGCTCACCTCGTCAGAAATAGCAGTACTTCTATTCCATGTCTCCGCTACGGCCTGGTCATGATCGCGTCGATGCTCGATGTCGAGCTGGGTTCCAGCTCAATCTGGGGCGGTGACGAGATTCTTGAGATCTGGGAGTCCTACGATTTCAACGGTCACCGCGACCCACTGATCAAAGAGGCTGTAGGCGAGGCTTACTGGCGAATCGGTGAGATCTACAAAAACATTCGGGAGGCTTGAGATGTACGTGGAAGTTAGGGCTGAAGACTTGAAACCCGGCATGAAGATCGACCTTGAGCCACTCTGGACCTTCGAGTACGACCAAACGCTCTACGCGTATGCGAGCTCTGAGTACGGCGTGGTAGAGGCGGTCGAGGTCTGCGAGGACCAGGTGGTCGTCTTCTTGGAGGCGGGACCGGCTAACGCCATCGTCCCCGCCGGGTACGAGTTCAACGTCTACTGAGCGGTCTAGGCGAAGATCAAGATAAGACAGCTAAGGGGAAAGGAACGACGGCATGAACAACATCGACATCGCCAACATCCGGGACATCGCCAATCACATCTACTACGAGGTTTGGGAGGCCGAACGCCCTGTCTTCGCAGAGCAGATCGCCGCCCGTCCCGTGGCCCTCGAAACCGATTACGCCATCCGCGCCGGAGATGCCCTGCTGTTCATCGGCCCGGATCAGCAGTATCCCGACGGGATCTGCTGGGCGATCTACACCAGCATCAAGGATGTCGAACTTGGCGAATTCTACTCACTCGGCGGTTGGGCTATCGATGATGCCGAGACCGCCGAGCGCGAAATTGGCGAGATTATCAGCACCCTCAACGAACTGTCGGGAGAACAGTGAACATCGACCAGATACACACCCTACTAGCCGCGCTGGATGACTACGAGCAAGCTATGTGGGACTGCTGGGAGATGTCCCGCGAGGCGAAGTATCTAGTCGAGTTCAACAGGGCCGGCAAACTGTACGCCCTACTTGACGCACAAAGGAAGCTAGTTGCATGAAAACCGTTGGCTCTCTGTTCTCCGGTGTCGGAGGTTTGGACCTGGCCGTAGAAGAAGCCTTCAACGCTCGCACTATCTGGCAGTGTGAGTCTGACAAGCAGGCGAGCAAGGTGCTCGCCAAGCGGTTTGGTGTCCCGAACCTTGGAGACATCACCGCCGTTGACTGGAGCAATGTTCGTCGCCCTGACATCTTGTGCGGCGGCTTCCCGTGTCAGGACGTGAGCGCAGCCGGCCTTAAGAAAGGCATCGCCGCCGGCACCCGCTCAGGTCTCTGGTCCTACTTCGCAGACGCTATCGACGCTCTGCGTCCCGAGTTTGTAGTCATCGAGAACGTGAGAGGACTGTTGAATGCCAAAGCAAACGAAGGTGAGCGAGGGTCGGCTTTCCGACGAGTGCTCTCTGACCTGGCCGAAGTCGGGTATGACGCGGTCTGGAAAGTGGTTCGAGCTTCCGATGTCGGAGCACCGCACCGCCGGGAGCGAGTTTTCATCCTTGCCCACCCTGCCTAAGAAGCTCAAGCTTCTGCCGACGCCAGAGGCCAAGTCCTACACGGCTGGACCGGATTTCGCCAGAGCGAATCGGCCCGGCAGTGGCGGCGACGACCTGGTCACCACGCTGGCGAAGATCGAACGAGGAATGGTCGACTACGAGGACTACCAGCCGGCAGTCGAGCGTTGGGAGAAGTTGACGGTGACAGCACCACCTCCGCTTGAGGAGGGTACCAACGGTCAGCTTCGCCTGAACGCACGGTTCAGCGAGTGGATGATGGGCTTTGAGTCTGGATGGGTAACCGACCTCATCTCGGATCGACGCAATGATCCGGAAGGCATCAGCCGTAGCGCAGCTTTGAAGATGATCGGCAACGGGGTCTGTCCGCAGCAGGCAGCCAGCGCCATTCGCGATCTGCTCGCTTTGACAAACAAAAAATCCTGAGCCAACGTGATCAAGGAGGGTTGATGGAAGACAAGGTTAGGCAGGCATGGGAAGACGTTGACCGGATCATCGAACTGAAGTACCGGTACATGGCCCAGAACGAGAGCCGTGCTGGCACCGTCGATTTCGATGAAACGGTCGCCACCTACAACGAAGACATAGCCGAGCTGTCCGAGAGGCTGGTTGAATTACTGGCCACATCCATGAGATGGGGCAAGACGTGAGCATCTGAGTCCTGTGATCTGACCGATCTTTGACTCCCAAGGAGGTTTAGGCAGTGAAAGACATCTTCTGGATCGTCGTGATCGTGTGGGGATCGATAGTTGCGTGTAGTCCGGAGGCTGACCCGCCGATACACGTACTCAAAGATGCCGTCGACAGCATCATGAAGGACTACTGGAGGATTGAGATCGAAGGGAGTACATGCTGATCCACCAGCTACCGAAGCATCGCAGCGTTAGCCAGTTGCACCTGTACCTCAAGTGTCCGATGGCGTACAAGCTGCAACGGATAGACAAGGTGTGGTCACGCCCTGCGGCTTGGCTGCCGCAGGGCACCGCATTCCACACCGTGGCCGAGGCGTACGAGATTTGGTTGTCCTACGGGATGCCGCTGACGCTGGACGAGGCCCAGGACATGTTCAGACACTTCTACTCTAAAGATGTCGCTGCCTTTACAGCAGAGACTCCCAACTTCGACTGGTGGACGTGGAGCGGGCCATACAACGGTGAGCGAGACCTGGAGCGACGGTTTCATCTGGGCATGGAGCAGGTCGAGAAGTTCGTCGCCTGGCGCGAGACCGTCGGCCAGGAGATTTGGGAGACGCCTGATGGCACGCCGGCCATCGAGCTTGGGTTTGAGATCGACCTGGACGGAGTCCCGGTCAAAGGCGTCATCGACGCGGTCGTGGTGGTAGACGGCAGGCTGAGGGTCCGTGACTACAAGACCGGCAAACTTCCGTCCGATTCGCTACAGCTTGGCGTGTATGCAGTCGCGCTGAAACAGCAGTTCGGGGTGGACGTGATCGAAGGTGACTACTTCGTCGTCGGCAAGAAAGGCAAGAAGCCTGCTTTATCGTCCACTTACGATTTGAGCGAATGGACCTTGGACAGAGTCACTGGACTGTTCCGAGAGTTGGAGGATGACCTCCGAGCCGGGAAGTTCGATCCTGATCCTGAACCTGAAAAGTGCGGCTTCTGTGATGTGTCTTACTTTTGTCCCGTTTATCGTGACTAAGGCTTGACACCCAAGCAGAAAGGAGATAACCTGAAAGAGTACCGACGTGACCTCCCTGTCGATGGGGAGTACGTATTCGTATGGCTCGGGCCGGTGCCAGAGGAGCCTAGGTGGCACCAGGAGCTGTACTCGTCCCAGCAATACCCGTTCCCTACGCAGGAAGCTGCCGAGAGGTTTGCGGCTGCTGCTGCGAAGCGACACCCAGGAAGAGAGGTTCGAGTTGTGCCAGCTGCTTGATCCGGTCCTCGTCGAGGGCCAGGGGATGAAGATTCGATGCTCGACCGCTGTTCTCATCCTCCTGGATGAGGCGTACAGGCAGATGTCCAACTTTACTCACAAACTGAAGGAGATGATGACGTGACCCCCGTGTTCATGCCGCGTGACTGGGATCCCGACGATCCCATGCTCAAGTCTCCGTTGGCACCGCATGAGACCGCAGCGGTGCTGCGGATGCAGAGAGCAGGGTTCAGCGGTATGGAGACGATGTCACTGCTGAATATGCGGGCAACCCAGCTCATGGGAGCGGTAAAGAAAGCGATGGACGACGAGCAGCGGGCGTTTAACGCCGGCATCCCTATTCACGACGATCTGATCAGGAGGAACTGATGTGGCTGAGGTGAACCTAGAAGAGGCTCTTTACGAAACCTTCAACGATTTCATCTTGTCTGATCTCACCGTGGAAGACATAAACAAGGCTGTGGAGAAGATCATGAATGTCATCGGTCAGGCGTACGGCCCGCCGTTCTGATGAACTTCAACAAAGGAGGTAGAAGCCATGTTCAGCATCACCGGAGAGAACATCCTGGCAATGATCGTTAACGACACGAAGGAGGCGAACTCTGTATACCGCGATACAGTCGATGTACATAAGGGGGTCGGCAGGGGATCCGCTTCCCATGCCGTGGAAGGCGATTGAGGCCAAAGGCACGGCGTTTCGCCGGGGCCAGTTGGTTCTCGTCTGCGCCGGCCCCGGCACGGGTAAGTCAGCGTTCACTCTGTCCTACGCTCTGAAAGCTAAGGTGCCGACGCTGTACTTCAGTGCTGACTCCGACGCTTTCACCCAGTTGTCGCGCTCGGTGTCGATTCTGACCGGCTGGTCGTTGGAGCGGGCGACCAGAGCTGTGCGGGAACAGAAGCTGCCAGACGATGTAGCAGCAGAGTTGGACACGATCCCGATTCGGTTCAACTACAACGCTTCTCCGAGTCTGGACGATATCGAGACGGCGATGGACGCGTACGACGCGTTGTACGAGGACTTCCCGTCTCTGGTGGTCGTCGACAACATCACCAACGTACGGACAGAGAGTAGCGACGGCGACGATCCGTTCTCCGGTCTGGAGTCTCTAATGGACTACCTGCACACGATGGCCCGAGAGACCGGTGCCTGCGTGGTCGGACTGCATCACGTCACCGGCCCGTACAACGACGGGAACAAGCCGATCCCGTTGTCGGGGATCAAGGGTCAGATCGGTCGAGTTCCCGAGGTGGTGCTGACCCTGAACCGAGTCACCGACGACTTCGGTCCAGACCGACTCAACGTCTCCCCGGTCAAGAACCGTGGCGGCAGATCCGACGCTTCTGGCCAGGACTACGCCGAGCTTCAATTCGTAGGCGACACAATGCAGATCACAGACTTCGGTCTGTAAAGTGCCACGACTCTCGGTCGACAACTAGACACACAAACGAGGAACAAACGAAAGGAATCACACCATGACTGCTACTCCGAACGCTATGCCCCGCAACGTCAATCCGATCCGTCGACAGATCGTCACCGATCTGACCGAGACCAAAAAGGTCAAGATCAAGTCGCGGATTCTCTCGGGTGACGAGGTGGTCGAGAAGACCAGTGAGGCCGAGATTCTGCGGTTCCCGCTGGCCGAGAACATCTCGGAGGACAACGTCAAGCGTCTGATCGGGGAGGTGGTCTGATGAACATGCTGGAGTACCAGCTTCGTGCCGCTGATACGGCGATCTACCCAGGCGTGGGAGATCGGACCTCGATTGAAGGTCTTAGCTACGTGACGATGGGCCTGGTCGGTGAGGCCGGAGAGATCGCCAACAAGGTCAAGAAGATCATCCGCGACGGCGGCAGCCGTATCTCCATCGATGACAAGCAGCGGATCGCAGCCGAGCTTGGTGACGTGCTTTGGTACCTGGCCGCTTCGGCGAGCCAGATCGGCTACTCGCTGGCTGAGATCGCCACCTACAACCTCCAGAAGCTGGAGGACCGCAAGGAGCGCGGTGTGCTGCAAGGGTCGGGCGATGATCGATGACAGCCGATGGTGGCCCGGCACTCGCAATCGCGTGCTTCTCAGATCAGTGAGGTGGGCAGCTGTGGGGTACGTGACGGCGGCGGTCGTTGCCTACGGTCTCCTTTCATGGTTCTGCCTGGTTATGGACGCAAAGGACGAGCGTGACGGTAAGGAAGCCGAAGAAACGGTATCCGCCGGCCAACGTGACGGCACGTAGACGTAGCTGCGTCGACTGCCAGGCAGAAGGGATCACCACCAAGCGGAAGGCTCCGCATCCTGGCCCTCGCTGTACAACGCACCATCGAGCCAAAAAGGCTCAGCGCCGAAATTCGTCCTGGGCCGCCAGGATCCAGGTCACCTACGGCATCACCGAGGAGGAGTACTGGAAGATCTACGAGTTCCAGGGTGGGAGTTGTTACATCTGCCGCCGAGCAACCGGCCAGAAGAAGCGGCTCTCTGTCGACCACGATCACAAGACTGGGATTGTGAGAGGACTGCTCTGTGCATCCTGCAACAGGTACGTACTAGGGCACCTAAGAGACGATCCCGAGGCTTTGGAGCGCGCCATCGACTACTTGGAATGGCCTCCCGCCGTGGCGTTGCTCGGGGAGCGGATAGCACCTATCGAAGCGGAGAAAGTTGAGCTTCGAGCTTGACACCCAAGCGTAAGGAGGAAGTTGATGTTCTACCACGTCACCGCTGTCGTCTGGTCTGACGACGATGAGGATGAGACGGCGGACAAGATCGAGTCGCTGTTGTTCGGTCGGTTTGACGACGTTCCCTTCGTCGAAATCGAGCCGTTGCGGCGATAGTGACTGACTCGTACATCGCCAAGGTCATTCTCCGGTACTACCCCGAATGGGAGCCGCCGGCTGACACACGCGAATGGAATCCGTGTCTCTGCCCATTCCACGGCGAGTCAAACCCTTCAGCCGCAGTCAGTTACGACTACCAGGCGTTCAGGTGCATGGCCTGCGGGGTCAAAGGTGACGCGATCTCGCTCATTAGACACGAAGAGGAGGTGACATTTGCAGAGGCTAAGCGAATCGCAGAGGAAATCGCTGTGGGCAGCGGTATCGCAGTACCGGGAAAGTCTGCCAGGAAGTCCAGCCGCCGAGTATTTGGCCAGCCGGGGACTGGATCTCGGGGAGATCAACCAGTTCGGACTTGGGTTCGTGGACGAACCACTCCCTGGTCATGAGATGTATCGCGGATGCCTCTCCATCCCGTACCTGCGGTATTCGCCGTGGCGCAAATGGACCGTGGCAACCATCCGGTTCCGGAAGCTGGACGGCAGCAAGCCGAAGTACATGACTCTCCCAGGTGACAAACCTCGCCTGTTCAACACGGTAGCCCTCGACGGCTACTCGAAGGACATCGCGATCACCGAAGGGGAGATCGACGCAATCACGGCAGAAACAGCGGGCATCAAGACGGTTGGTGTCCCAGGAGCCACTATGTGGCGTCCGACCTGGCGGGAGCTGTTTCTCGGCTACCGATACGTGAACATCCTCGCTGACGGCGATGAGCCGGGGCTGGAGTTCGCCAAAGCGGTTGCCAAGACGCTCCCTAACGCACGAATCATCCCCATGCCTGATGGGGAGGATGTCAACTCGCTGGTTAGCAAGCAGGGCAAATCCGCTCTGCTGGAAAGGATCAAGTAATGGATATTGAAGACCGTACCAAGTACCGCATCGTCGCACCGGTCACGCTGAACGGACAGCTGGCCGGCCCTGACATCGAGGACAACTACCTCGCTTTCGTGGAGGGCGACGAGGTCTACATCGTGCAGGACTACGAGAACGGCACCGTCGAGGTCGTCGGCATCGCGCCGTGGGGTCGTCCGATTGAGCAGACGATGGACCTCGCCTCGCTGGTCCCGGTCGAGGAGGAGTAGTGAGGACGTTGTTCGCTCCAGTCACGGTCTACTCAAAGCCGAACTGCCCGCCTTGCAAGAAGGTCAAGGACATTCTCGACAAGGCCGGTATCGCGTATGACGACGTTGACGTGACGACCAACGACGAGGCGTACAGCTACGTCACGGGCGTGTTGAAGGCCAACGCTGTCCCGGTCATCGTCACCGACACTTACGATCCGATCATCGGCCTGAAACTCGATCAGCTTCAGGAATTGGTCGACTACTACACCGCTTCAGAGACAGGAGTCTGAATGACTGACATGGTCAACCACCCTCCGCACTACAAATCCGGTGACCTTGAGGCCATCGACGTACTGGAGGCGTTCTTTCCCGACGACCCGCTGGGTTGGCAGGTCGGCAAGTACATCCTCCGCTACCGGAAGAAGAACGGCCTGGAGGATCTGAAGAAAGCCCGGTGGTACCTGAACCGGCTCATCGACAAGTTCGAGGGTGGCGCGGACGCGGTGCCTATGAACGAACGAGCGGTGCCTACGGACGAACTCGTCTGGACGGACTTCGCCGACGTACCTCCGGGGACTCTGGTGTCGTGTGACAACGACATTCTGTGGCTCCTCCGCACCAAGGACGGTCTCGGCTGGTGGGTGGAAAGGAACTTGACAGAGGACGAGATCGCAGCTCTCCATGACCATCGGGATGGCTGGGGAATCACCCCCGAACTCAACAAGGCAGGCCCGTTCCGGTTCAAGGCACATGTCTGAGCGCGTCGTAGTACTCTCCGACACCCAGATGCCGTTCGATGACCGAGCCGCTCTTCGCACCGTGATCAAGTTCATCGGGGAGTACCAGCCAGACAAGGTCATTCATATTGGCGACCTGATGGACTTCCCGTCACCGAGCCGGTGGAGCAAGGGATCTGCCGAGGAGTTCGCACAGCAGATCATCCCGCACTGCGACGAGGCCAAGCGGAGATTCCTCGCTCCGCTTCGGTCGGTCTACGACGGCCCGGTGATGATCCACGAAGGGAACCACGACGAGCGTCCTCGCGTGTACCTGGCGAAGTATGCGCCGGCCTTGGTCGAGTTCGAAGACCAGTTCCACTTCAAGACGCTGCTGGACTTCGACGGGTTCGGCGTCGACGTGGCACCGGAGTTCAACGAGATCGCACCGGGGTGGATCACCACCCACGGCCACCGAGGAGGCATCAAGGTCACGCAGAGGGCCGGTGATTCGGCCCTGAACGCAGCTGTGCGGATGAACACCAGCGTCGTGATGGGACACACCCACCGGCTTGGTTTGAAGGCGCACAGCTACGGATACGGCGGCACGGTACAGAAAGCTCTGTGGGGCATGGAGGTTGGAAATCTGATGGAAATGAAACAGGCCGGCTACCTCAAAGGCGGTACGGCCAACTGGCAGCAGGGATTCGGTCTGCTGACTATCGAAGGCCACCACGTCAAGCCTGAGGTGGTCCCGATCAGTCACGGTCGATTCTCGGTCGACGGAGAAATTTGGAAGGTCTAGAACTTGTCACCCAAAGATTACGAGCTTGAGGACGCATACCTTCGCATCCGATCAACTATCAAGCGAGCAGCGCGGTCGGTTGCGTACCAGTGGCCTGGCGTCATCGACGCCGAGGACGTGGTGCAGGAGATCGCTACACGACTCTGGGAGCACCCTGAGTCGCTTCTGAAGATCGCTGACATGGAACCCAAGGCGCAGTACCGCGCCATCGTCGGGATGGGGCACCAGATCGCAAAGATCGAGCGGGACCGCTACGACCACTTCAAATGCAGCTACCGGTACTCGGTGGACGAAGTCAAGCGTGTTCTGAACAAAGGTGTTCTGGTCAAGGACGTTAAGGGATTCGATGAGGCGGTATTCGACCTGATGGAGGCCCTGGAGTTCCTGGTCGTCAAGACACCTCAGTACGCAGACGCGATCCTGGCCCGGTACGCAGATGGTGAGGATCCGACATCGTCCGCAGAGAAGAAGATGTTGTCTAGAGCGCTAACTTCGCTCGCAAATGCGATGAACGCGTCGAACCGACGCCGTAAGGCTCAGCGGGACGACGGCCCAGGTTCTCGCAAGGCGATCACCAACGCTCAGGCACACACGATCTCCAGCAGCCAGTACGACGGCGAGGACGCCGACTGGAGTGAGGCGAATCGCGTTGAGCGGTCTATGGGAATCGGGTTCGGCGCAGGGGGCTGGAAGTGAGGGAGAACTTCGGACACGGCTGGGTCGACCGAGGCCCGCGCCGGGTTGTTCCCGGCTGGGACAACGGTAAGAGCGACAAACCGTCGAGCAAGACCGCCGGCAAGGTGGCCGTCTCTCAGTACGAGGGAGCCGCTCGGTGAACCTGTTCGATGACACGTTCAACGGAGCAGGTCGGTCGGAGATGTACCGGTACCAACTGACGCCCGATCTGTTCCCTCATGAGAAGCCAATGCTTCTCGACAACTGGTCTCCAGAAGACCTGGAGATGTACGTCGGCGGGTGTTTCACGCCACGCTAGGTGAAGAAAGGAAACATGGCTAAAGATCATCGGATCATGATCACGCTCAACTACGAGCCGAACCTGAAGTGGTACCCGGGGGCCTCCACCAAGGCAGAGGCATTGGAAATCGACGTACAGGCGATCAACGACGGCGGGATTAGCATCGGCGAACTCGCCAGCTATGCAGACGACGTGACTGTCAGTGTGGTGGAGGTGGATGTAGTTGACTGAGATTAAGTGGGGGCCGACCGGCGAACTTGTCTATAACCGCACGTACGCTCGACCAAAGACTGACGGGTCTAGGGAGTCGTGGCCGGAGACAGTCCGCCGAGTCGTTGACGGAAACCTGGCACTCGTCCCAGAGCGATACCAGCTTAAAGGTGAGCGCGAAAAACTCATCGAGTTCATCGAGCAGTTCAAGATCCTTCCTGCTGGACGGCATCTTTGGGCATCTGGCGTGCCAGGGGCTGAGTACTTGTTCAACTGCTGGGTCGCCGGTTGGACCGACAAGCCCAGCGAGCACTTCGCCTTCACGTTTCTGCGCCTCATGGAGGGTGGTGGAGTAGGGGCGAACTACTCGAACAAGTACGTCGACACCCTGCCCGAGGTGGAGCAAGATCGGCTTGAGGTCCACATCGTCTGTGACCCTGAGCACCCGGACTACGAGCAGATGAAGCCGATTCTGTCGGCGGAGTACTCGTCGGACTGGCCAGGTGCGTTCGTGGTCGAGGACTCCCGAGAGGGCTGGGCAGCGGCGCTGACCGACCTGATCGACACTTACTACCGCCCCAACGTCAAGCACAAGCAGCGGGTGTACGACGTGTCGCGAGTTCGCCCTGCCGGGTCGAAGCTCAAGACGTTCGGCGGTGTCGCGAGCGGCCCGAAGCCGTTCGCGGAGATGCTGATCAAGGTCAGCGAGGTCTTCAACAACCTCGAAGACGGGTGGCTGACCGGCATGGACGCGATGAAGATCGACCACGCTATCGCACAGTGTGTGGTGGCCGGTGGTGTGCGCCGGTCGGCGCGGATGTCGATGATGCACTGGGCTGACTGGCAGATCGAGGAGTTTCTGCGGTGCAAGTCGGAGTCTGGTGAGCACTGGACGACGAACATCTCGGTCGAGGTCGATGACGAGTTCTGGGCGCACGTCAAGTCCGAGCCGCTCGACCTGGCAGGTCGGTGTCTGTCGCAAATCGCTCGCAATTGCCTCAACGCCATCACCGCCGGGATGCTCGCCAACGGCGAGCCGGGGATATGGGACTCCTCGCTGTCCAACGTCGGTGAGCCGAACCAGGTGGTGTGCACCAACCCGTGCGGTGAGATCACGCTGGAGCCGTGGGAGCCGTGCAACCTGGGTCACGTCAACCTGGCCGCGTTCGTCTCGGAGAACGGCAAGACCGACTATCTCGGTCTGCTGACAGCGCATCGGCTGATGACTCGGTTCCTGATCCGCGCCACCTTCTCGAAAGTCGCTGATCCGAAGAGCCGGGAGGTTCTGGACAGGAACCGACGGATCGGTGTCGGACACCTGGGTGTGGCTTCGTACCTCGCTCTGACGGGACGGAAGTACTCCGAGGCCCCCGCCGACAGGCGGTTCACCACGCTGCTGCGGGAGCTGGCTAGCGCGGTGGACGGCGAGGCCGAGAAGTTCTGCCACGAACTGCGAATCCCGGTGCCGGTCAAGAAGAGGACGGGGGCTCCGACAGGGACGGTGGCGAAGCTGGCCGGCGTCTCCGAGGGCATCCACCCGATCTTCAGCCGGTACTTCATCCGTCGGGTGCGGTTCAACAACCACTCCGACGCCGAGGCGCTGGAGAAGATGGTGGACGAGGGGTACAAGGTCGAGGACGACCTCTACGCACCGAACACCACGGTAGTGGAGATCCCGACCAAGGACACCCTCGTCCAGGCCGTGGCCGAGAAGTACGGGGAGCTTCGGGCCGAGGAGCTGGTCGAGTCTGCCGACGAGATCAGCCTCAACGATCTGATCGCTTTCCAGGCGCTGTACCAGACGTGCTGGGCTGACAACGCCGTCAGCTTTACAGCCAACGTCGATCCGGACGAGTACGAAGCCAGCGATGTCGCTGAGGTGCTGAAGAAGTTCGCCGGGATGATCAAGGGCAGCACGATCTTCCCCGAGGCGAGTTTCCCGCAGCCGCCTTACGAGCGAATCGCCAAGGCGCAGTACGAGTCCGCTATTGCAAAAGCCGTCTCGGACGGCGTCGATGAAGAGTGCGCCAACGGGGCGTGCCCGATCAAGTAGAGAGGAAATACATGACCGCAAAAGATCCGTTTGTGAATGCTCCGACCGACGACGAGATCGAGAACGCTCCCGACGAGGCGCAGTCGGTGTGGGACACGTCCGATAAGTCTGACCGCCCGGTGGTGATTCAGTCCGAGGGCAAGGTGGTCGTCACCCTGAAGGGTGGTGCGGGCTACGACGCCCCGTGGATTGTCGTCCACGCAGACAGCGTGGATGATGCCTACCACCAGGTCAACTCGAACATGATGCTGGAACTGATGCGGGTGACTCAGCTCGCTGGTGCCGACTTCGCAGGCAAGGCCCCGACCAAGCCGGCGGCCCAGCAGGGCGTTGTGCAGCCGCAGCAGTCCCGTGCCCCGCAGGCCGCGCAGCAGGCTCCTGGCGGCGAGAAGCGGTACTGCCAGCACGGCGAGATGAAGTTCATCTCCGGCTTCTCGAAGAAGAACGGCAAGCCGTACAAGATGTTCGCCTGCCCCGTCGAGGATCGCAATCAGCAGTGTGATCCTCAGTGGCTGCGTAACAACTAGACACACAAACCCAGGGGGGTGCTTGGGACTCTTATCCCATCGCACTTAAACGGCTAAAGAAGTGCCCCCACAACAACTCTGAGCGGAGAGCATGAGAGTCAAACTTATCGCCCACACGGTCACCAACCCCGAGGCGATGTCGGATGTCGGATTCGAGGTCGACACGGAGTGGGATGCGTTCGGCGCACGGATGAACTCCGACGCCGACGAACTTGCCGAGTTCGCTGGCAGGAACTGCTATCGGTCGTTCAACCGACCGAACCCGGCCACGGCGAGGAACGAGGACTACCTCGCCCACATCCTGGAGATCGGACATGAGTCAGTGCTGGAGCACGGCTCGGCTACGTTCTACATCGAGGCCAGCCGGTCGGTGCTGACCGAGCTGGAGCGTCACCGGCACCTGAGCTTCTCGGTCGTGTCGCAGCGGTACGTCGACCCGGTCCCGCTGGGGATCCAGATCCCGCCTGCGTTCACCGAGCTGGCTGGCGATGACGCCGACAAGGCGAAGGGCGTCCTGCTGGACGTGCAGGAGTTCACCCAGCAGGCGTACGAGTACCTCGTCCACATCTTCACCGAGGCCGGCAAGCCGAGGAAGCAGGCCCGTGAGGCAGCCCGAGCGGTGCTGCCGAACATGACCAACTCCCCGATGGTGGTGACCGGTAACCACCGGGCCTGGCGGTACGTGATCAAGGCCCGCTGGCATGAGGCCGCTGATGCCGAAATCCGAGAACTGGCAGGGGAATTGCTACAGCAGCTCCGCTGGATCGCACCGAACACATACCAGGACATCCCCGACACCCCGTACACCTACTGAAAGGAGAGTTTGTGCCTGAACGCATCGTCACCGTTAGAACCGACGATTCCAGCTACATCTTCTTCGGAGAGCCTCTGCTCGACCCCTCCGAAGGAGTTCTGGCAATCGCATTCAGCGACGGCACGTCCCGAGTGTTCAACTGGGACAAGGTGATCGAGTTCTATCACATGACCGCTGAGGCCACCGAGAAGTTCCTTGAGGACTATTCCCGTGAGTGATCCGAACGACTTAGCCGACGAGATCCACCAGAACGCCGAACTTCTGGTGGACGAGATCTGGGAGTTGAGAGGCCAGAACAAACTCCTTCTGGAGGAGGTAAAACGTCTCCAGGAGACGATGAAGCGAGCCTGGAGTGGCATAGGCCCTGGCCGTCCGAACCGCCCGAAGCTGTCCTGGCAGGACGCTCAGGACATCCGAAACGCCTACAACGCAGGCGAGAAGCAGAAGGATCTCGCCGCCAAGTACGGCGTCAACTCAGCAACTATCAGCCGAATCATTCGAGGAGTGTACTACTAATGAAGAAAAGCATTTCTGACGTTATCAACGAGGTCACTGAGTCTCCGATCAAGGACATTGTCGCGTTAGCTGCCGCGTTCATCTACGTGTCAGATGGCGTGATGGAGAAGTACCCGAACCCCAGCGAAGCTCCAAATGAGCTTGTCGATTTCCTCTCCGAGGTCGCTTTCCTGGCGGAGGAGCTGATGAGCCGTGGCTGAGTTCTTCTTCAACGTGGGGCTGGTCCTGTTGGCGGTCCTGATGACCTTCAGTTGGTGGATTACCGCCGTCGGGTTCACGGAGGTACAGAAAAGCGGTGACAAGGCTGGCATTGCGATCTTGGGTGCCTTTTTCCTGGTGGCGGTGCTCTCTACTGCCGGGTTGCTTACGTTGTTGATCTAGGAGGGCTGTGATCGAGTTACGGAATGAGGTCCAGGGAGACCTCGTCACTGTCAACGTCGTTGAGCATCCAGACGATATCGAGGGATTCCGCGACTTCATCCGTGCTCACAAGCGTGGCTTGTCGGTGGATACCGAGACAACTGGTCTGGACATCTACAGCAGCGAGTTCCGCTGCCGGCTGGTGCAGTTCGGCAACCGGGACACCGCCTGGGTGCTTCCGGTCGAACTGATGGAGGAAGAGGGCGTCGAAGAGGTCCGAGGTGCGCTGAACCACCTCGACAAGGTCGTTATGCAGAACGCTTCCTACGACCTTCAGGTGCTCGACCGGTGTTTCGGTATCAAGATGGAGGATCTGTGGCCCAAGATCCTTGACACCCAGATTCTCGCGAAGCTTGTCGACCCCCGGCCCTACAAGGCCGGGGGCTTCGGCCACAGCCTGGAGGAGTTGATCAAGGCGTTCATCTCCGAGGAACTGGCCGAGAACGTCAAGGGTCTGATGACCAAGCTCGCCAAAGAAGAGGGCACCACCAAGGCCAAGATCTGGAACACCATTGACCTGTTTCATCCGGAGTACCTGATGTACGCCGGTATGGACACGATCTTCACCAGCCGGATCTGCTCGGAGTTGTTCCAGCGGGTGCCAGACACCAGCAAGCAGCTGATCGCCTACGAGCACAAGATCTCCGAGATCTGCTCGTACATCGACCGCAAGGGATTCCTGCTGGACGTGGAGTACGCCCAGGGGCTGTCCAACAAATGGCTGTCGGACAAAGAGGTCTGGGACGCAATCCTGTTGACCGAGTATGGGATTGACGCTGTCGGATCCAACGCTCAGATTGCGTCTGCTCTGGAGGAACTCGGGTTCAACGAGTTCGAGATGACCGACACCGGCAACAAAAAGGTCGACAAAGCGCTCTTCACCAAGCTGGAGGAGAAGGGCGGAGAGGTCGGTGAGTTGGTGTCGATCATCACCGAGTCTAAGAAGCTGGGGAAGTGGAACAGCACCTGGGTCGCCAAGTTCCTCGAGTCCCGAGACAGCAACGACCGTTGCCACACGTTCATCAACCCGTTGCAGGCGAGGACGAGCCGTATGTCGATCACCGGCATCCCGGCCCAGACGCTGCCGGCTGGGGAGTTCGCAGTGCGACGGTGCTTCGTCGCTGACGAGGGTCAGGTCATGGCGTCCATCGACTACCAGGCCCAGGAGCTTCGCGTCCTGGCCGCGTTGTCTGGGGACCAGACGATGATCCAGGCGTTCGAGGAGGACGCGGACCTGCACCAGATGACCGCTGACGCCGGCCAGGTCTCTCGCAAGATCGGCAAGATGGCAAACTTCCTGACCGTCTACGGCGGTGGAGTGAAAACACTTGCCGAGCAAGCGGAGATCTCGATCCCGGTCGCCAAGCGAGTACTGGAGGGGTTCAGCAAGACCTACCCAGGTGTTGCTCGCTACAGCAAGAAGCTGGCCGCTGAGGCTCAGAAGCACGGATACATCGTCAACCCAATAGGCCGTCGACTGCCGGTCGACAGCAGCCGGTCCTACTCGGCGCTGAACTACATGGTTCAGTCCACAAGCCGGGACGTGACGTGCAGGGCGTTGATCAGGTTGCACGAAGCCGGATTCACGCCGTACATCCGATTGCCTATCCACGACGAGATCGTCGCTTCTCTGCCCGCTGAGAAGGCGAACTGGGGCGCTCGGGAGATCGCCCGGCTGATGCAGGAACAGATGGGGCCGGTGCTGATCGGCACCGATCCCGAAGTCGGAAAAAGGAGTTGGGGAAGTTTGTATGGAGCGGAGGAGTAGGTGAACGAGCCTGAGGAGCTACACATCAAGTTCATCATGAGCGCACAGTTCGGGCTGCTTTCCGACGAAGAAGTCCGCACCCGACTGCTGAAGGTCGCCTGGAACGAGGCCAGCTACGTGGACGAGGACTCGCTGACGTACGAGATCCAGACGAAGAACCCGATCTACATCGGAAACGGTAGGTCGTTCGACCTCCAGCAGAACGGGCTTGTTATGTACACCGCCTCCGTGATGGCGGTGCGAAAAGAGGATCTAGGTGACTGAACAGCAGGACCATGAGTTCTTCGATCTGTTGTACCAGCAGTGGGCGCAGACCACCGGTGCTGGGACGACCTACTGGATGCCCGAGGAGGTCACCCCGCCATCGATCTGCGAGACCGACCACGGACTCGACGGATTCGTCATCTGGGCGGTGGACGCCGTCGACACCACGAAACGTGAGCTGGTGGCTTCACATCTGTCGAGTGAAGACGCCGACTTCATCTGCGGTATGCACGGTGCCTTACCGGATCTGATCCGTGCTCTGCACGATGCAATCGATGAGGCCAAGCGGAAAGACCTCGCCAACGACGAGGCTCAGGAGCAACTGGCTGACGCTCTGCTGGAGAACATCGGCCTCCAGGCCGAGATCCTTGAGCTGGAGAGGCAACTTGGCTCGAATTGACGTTCCAATGCTGCGGTGCGACCGCTGCGGCTACACGACGCGGGATCCCATCAAGACGTGGAGGAAGTTCCAGCATCTCCGCACCAACCGGTCGGGGTGCAGCCAGCAGAACACCGAGTGGGACTTGTGCCCCGACTGCTTCGCGGGCTTCAAGGACTACATGGAAGAGGGCGTGGGTGGTACGGAAACTTCTCAGTCGTCTCCGCTGGTCCACAGATACATCTGATGGCCGACACTGGGCCGGCTCGGTCGTTCTGTACTGCGGAAGGGTGTGGGTCCGGATTCTCGACGACGGAGAACTGGAGCCGATTACCTGACGTAATCTCGGATGAAACGTCACAGTAACAGAAAGCCCCGGTTGGGTTGGGTTCATTCCCTTCCCTTCCGGGGCTTTTTTGTGCCTACTAAATACATAGATTTTCTATGTATTAGATCTCATCGACCACCACCTCTGCGGACAGCAGGCCGTCGAACTCGACCCTGCCCTGGTGGGCACTGCCGTACTCATGCCCGTCGATCCGAGATGCTGCCTTGAGAGCGTCCTCCCGGTTGCTGAACATCAGTTTGGCTGTAACTACGTACCGTGACTCCATAACTCCAGACCTCTATGTCACCTACGACTAATCGATTAGTCGACTACCAGATTAATCGACTACTCGACTAATCGAGTAATCGACGCCGCTCTGGCTTCAACTGCTTGCGTGGACCCTCTTTCAGTCGAGCCTCAAACAGCTCCTGGGCGATCTTGCTGACCGACGTACCTTCGGCGTGAGCCAACTCCTTCAGGTCCGCAATCATCCACTTAGGCAGGTACACGGCCATGTTGCCGTTCACGTCTTTGTAGCTACGCAGAATCTCCGACGCCTTCTTGGGCGTCTTGTGAAGGTTCGCCTCGCGCTGTGCGGCGATTGCCGCCACCAAATCATCAGACACTCTGGAACACTCCCTCCAACTCGGTGAGCACGTCCGCGTACGCCCCTCTGTCCCCCGGCAGCCGGCCAAATGACTTGCGGATCGACTGCCGCTGCGGGACCAAGGTGTTCAGCACCGGGACGCTCTCATCCTTCAACAGCTTCCTGACCCTCTCCCCCAGCTTCGCTCTAAGGTCCACCTGGGTCAGCAGCACAATGGCTGGGCACTGTCTGACGGCCAGGTCGAGGGTGGGCCACACGCGCTCCACGTCGATGGGTGACGCACCGCACGGGATCAGTGCGAGGTCGGCTACGTCGATGGCTTCTTGGATCTGCCTGGACGTACCAGGCGGCGTGTCCACGATCACCAACTGCTTCTCCCAGTCCCTCTGGCCGGGGGCCTCGACCACGTCGAACGGCAGTCCACTCCCCCTCTCTTTCGCCTGCTCTGCCCACACCGCAGCACTCCGCTGCGGGTCCGCGTCAATCACGACAACGTCGGTTCCGCGCTCAGCGGCAACTGTGGCCAGGTACATCGCGGTGGTGGTCTTACCCACCCCGCCCTTTGTGTGAACTATCGAAAGGATCGTCATGCAGGCCAATGTAGTCAACTACTCGGGTAGTTGAGTAGTCGACACGCCGACTAATCGACTAGTGGACTAGTCGACTAATTGACTAGTCGTATCCAGGCGGAACGACACGCCGTGATCGGCGTGTTACAGAGAATTCCTGGGAGGTCAGGGTAGAAAAGAGAAGACCCCCGGTCACAGGCCGGCAAGCCTACGGGGGTTCTCGAACAAGTGGTGCTGCCATTCTAACAGCGGAGCACCACTGACGGTGCTCTGCGCCCGAAGCGTGTCGGGTGACACGGCTAGCCACCGTGGTCGTCGTCCGTCAGATGGACAGTTGCAACCACGCCCTTGGCGTGGACCGATCACAGCCCATCCACTGGGGATAAATAGAAGGACAGCCCGGCCCCAGGACGCGTGGCAGCGTAGCGGTGACTGTGAGCATCCCGGCCTGTGGGGAAGCGAGTAATACCCGTACCCCGTGGCTCTCAGCGAGGCGACCGAACGACCGACCGACGAGAGAGCGCACCCGTTACACGCGTAGCGGGTAGCCCGCCGCTCCGCTCCCTTCACTCCCTCCCTCCGAGAGGAAGCGTCACGTGACGAAATGCGGGTAACAGATCTATAGGCCCGAAAACGCAAAAAAGCCCCCCAGGACCAGCACGAAGCCGGTCCCAGGGGGATCAATCACTCTTCTTCTTCGGGAGGTTCTTCCTCTTCTTCCTCAGGCTCAGACACAACCACGTCACCACCAGACCACACGTCGATGCCGGCTGGCCGGTAGTAGCCGAAGCCAAACGTGGCGTGATGCATCCCGAATCCGACGCGCCTCCAGGCAGCGCCTACGTCGACCAGGCCCGTCGTGTCCGTCCAGGTGACAGACGGCTCTGCGGCGTCGTTGAAGTAGACCTCGTAGGTGTCTTCGACGGCCACCAGTCGGATCTTGTCGCCAGCGACCGGGGTACGGCCCAGGGAGCCGGTCTCCCGCACGGTGCGGCTGCCGTTCGAGACTGTCTCGATGGTGACCGCTCCGTCGCCGCTGATCTCCGCCATGACGCCGTACTTGCCGTCCTGGCTCGCCCTGACGTACAGGAACTCATGGCCGTACGAAGTCGACGCCCAGTTCCCGCCGAGAAGGATCTCGGAGAACATGTCGTTGGTCGCACACGGTGTGACCGCGAACGCGTGCTTGTACCAGTCGTTCGGACCCAGGTACGCCGGGCTGTCGATGATGCAGACGCCGTTGAGGATCTTGAACCTCACGTCGTTGCTGCTGCTGCGGTAGACGAACGCGGGAGAGACCCAGTTGTTGGTGTTCGTGTACGCGTCGAACGAGGTGATCAGGAACTTCGGAATGATCGTCTCCGGAAGCACCTGGCCGATAGCAGCCCACATCCGGTACGCCGCCGTGTGGTTGAGGCTGGTCTCGGTGATCGTCTCGGGCAGAGCTGTTTGCCCGGACAACAGCTCCGTCGCAGCCTGCGGGTAGATCGTCACGGTCGGGACAATCGGCTGCCGGGACTTACCAGCGACGGTGAACGAACCGCCGATAGGCAGAATCCCCAGCGCCAGCAAAGCACCCTCGTCAACGACGATGTCGCCGTCGGTCTCCAGGCTGACCTCGTACACGTCCGGACCAGTCGGGATCTCCGAGCGGATGTCGCCGAAGTCGTAGATCAGCCGGCGGTTGCCTGTCTCCGGATCGATCTCGTACAGGCCCGCCAGCACCTGCGTCGGGGGAGTGTCGCCACCGGCGATGAACCGAGCGCAGTTCACGATCCGGTTGGCCGTCATACGGACAACGGACAGGGCCAGGTTCCCAGAGAAGACGGTGAACCTCGGACGGCTGTACGTCGCCGTCAGCGACGAACTCACGTCGTGGGTGTGGCTGTTGTACTGGTCGGCTTTGGTGTTGTTCCAGCCGCCACCGACCACCATCGTCGGACTGGGACCGGAGGACGACGCCGTCGCGATGTACTCGATGACCTTCTCGATGTCCGAGCGAGGGAACGACACGTCCTCGAACGGGTTGGGGGAGACCCAGAACGGCACGTTCTTCGGTGCGTTGGCCATGTCGGCCACCGTGATCAGTCCGTACTTGACCTGACGAGCCTCACCCAGGACGATCTGAACGTCCTCGACCGAACCGGTCGCGGTGTAGTCGGCCTTCCAGCCTCGGATGATGCTGTCGATGGTTGCCTGGGCCTTCTGCGCTGTAGCGGCGATGCCCCCGGCGAAGTCGAAGAACCAGTCCTTGAACGCCTGGACCGCCGAGTTGATCGGGACCACGACCACGCCCATGAAAATGTCGATCATCTGCTGGACCGTGCGCTCCAGCGTGTTCCACGCACCCATCAGCCAGTCGTCCCACTGATCCATCCGCAGGAACGCGGGGATGTTCGAGATAGCGCTCATGATCGCGTCGACAGCTCCGGCGACGGTGTTGAACGCTCCTTCGGTCGCGGTTTCGATCAGACCCTCGAAGCCCTTGAGCGCCTCCAGAGGCAGCTTCAGCAGATGCTCCCGCAGGAGGTCGAGGGCCGTCCCCAGAGACGGCTTTGGCACTGTCCACAGCGCCCGGATGCTCTGCTCTGTGTAGTCCTGACCCCAGTCGTCACCGATGACGAACGCGCCATCATCGAAGATGGCGTCTTTTGGGTCAGTGGGATATGTCATGCAACCTCCTTGCGCTTATCGCCCTCGATCCGCTCGATACGCTCAGTCCGGAGATCCGCTCTGAGACCGGTGATGTCGTCGTGGATCTCTTTACGGAAGTCGGCGAACTCCTGGCGAATCTCCTTGAAGTTGCGGGTGATCTCTTCACGGAGGTTCTCTTGGTGGTCGTTGGATACCTGACCGTCGATCTTCTTGAGCTTGGCCCAGACCGGGTACACCGTTCCCGCTAGGGTGCATAGCGCCATAAAAGCGAGAAGTGCGACCTCCCAACCATTGTCTGGGTTGAAGATCGAGTTCACCCGTCCACCACTTCAGCCATAGGAGGTCCGATACGGCCCTCGCTGATCCACCCCTCTTCCTCGTACTGTTTGAGCACAGCCAGGTTCTCCTGTTCGGTGAATTTCCGGATATCTGGAATGACAACGGGCTTAGGGTCCGGAGTGTCTTTGTCCACCCACCGAGCCGCGTTGTTCACGTGATGCCGCTGTCCTCGGAACGGCGGCTGGAACTTGATCTCCTGCTCAGGAAGCTGGCTGACGTGGATATACCCGTTCTCATCAGCCAGCCCCCTGATCCAGTCCACATGACGAAATCCGGCCCGCCACAAGTGCTCTGACCATCCAGCGAGGTAGCCTGGGTGTGTGATGGCTCCGACGCCTGCGATCATTGGCAGGTTGCGGAGCGCCCAGGCGACGTGCTGGCGAGGATCACTGGGATCGTGGTTCTCTTGAGTAGGAATCTTCATGGCGGCAGACCTTTCGTACGTCAGAGGATCCCGGCGGTGCCGAGAGCACCGTTGATTCGCCGGATCTCCTCCAAGATGGCTAGTGCAGGATTCTCGGGTTCGCGGTAACCCAGCTCGACCTCCCAGCCCGAAGGGCCGTCTTTATCGATCTTGTAGCTGAGACGCCTGATGCGTTCCACGAACACCTGGTGCTCGACCGGGTAGCCGAGCACTGTCGTACCCACGCGGTCACCAATCCAGCAGTGCCCGTATCCCTTCTCGCCGAAGTAGTACGGAGCCGCGTCGCTCACCTTGAGGGTGTGCGCCGTCCTGGTCCTGGTGCGGTGGATCTCAGCCGCGATAGCGGCAAACGCGGAGATGGTGAACGCCTTGTGGACGCCCTCGGCCATCGCCTCGTAGTAGTGGAAGTCGCCCAACCCGGTCTTGACGTTCTCAAGGCCCGAGATAGGCAGGGTGATGTCCGACGCCCGCAGCGTCGGAATCTCCATGAACGCACCGATGGTGTGCTGGTACAGCGGCTGAGCGACAGCGTCCATCAAGCCGCCCAGAGGCGGCAGGTCGATGGCCATGCCCAGGACCGCGACAGACGCCAGCTGCGAGTTAATGAACGAGGTCAGGATGTCGCCACCGATATTGATCAGGGCTGAGATCCCCTCGTTAATACCTGGAGCTGACTCGCCACCGGCCAGGAAGCTGGTGGCAGTCGCCTCGTAGTAACTGAACTCGCTCGACTCGATACCGGTGTACGGACCTTCTTCAAAGATCACCCACGGGCACTTGGGATTTGTCCCTACGAACCACGGGTTGAAGTACTCCGGTGATGTGTAGTCGCCGGTGTACACGTCGACACCCTCGACGTTGCCGTCTCCAGCGAGGTTCACAACGGCTCTGAGAAGCCCTGTGAGCCACGAACCGCCGAAGGCGGTCTCTGTGCCCCAGCCGCCGTTGTCCTCTACGTCCCAGACCAAACAGCCGTTCCTGAGCGGGATCAGAGCGGCGATGTCCTCGACGAGGTCAAGCTCGCCATCAAGATCCTGGAACGGATGCGGGTCGCGGTCCTTCAAGTACCGCCGACACGTCAGCGTCAACTGGTGGGTCTCAAGGATGTCCTTGACCGTGTCGTAGAACGTCCCGAACCGACTGAACACCATCGTGATCGGGGTGTTGTCGGCTATGATCGGGAACGGCTTGACGATGTTGCGCCAGGTGCCGGGGTTGAACGACGGACCCATCCACTCGGTGGGATCCAGCGGATCGTCCGGGAGTGTCCACAGACTTGTCTCAAGCCTGAGCAGATTCACGAAAAGCGTCAGCAGGATGCAGAACTTCGCAGGTCCGAAAACGATCCATACCTTCGGGAATTGGACCTCGGGCCGCAGAAACGGGTTGCACCAGACGCGGATGTACCGAGCCTGAGCGAGATCGTGGTGGAACTCGATCTCGATGTAGCAAGCCCCGGACTTCTCCTTGACGACCCGGTAGTGGTTCATGCACCCGCTCCACCGAGCACCCTGTTTCTCGATGACGATGTGGACGTTGCGCTTGTTGCGCTCTTTGTGGAGCATCACCCACTTAGCGAGGTAATGGTCCAGCGGGAGCTTCAACAGCGCGGTGCCGACATCGTTCTCGATGAACTCGAACTCAAGAGACAGGTAGCCGGCCACCTCGCCGCGAAGCCGGTAATCGCCGTCGTACAACTCCACGACAGGCGGTGCCAGCCTTTGCTTCTCACGCTTGGCGTGCCGCTGCTGGATCAGCCTGTACAGGTCGTGGTGCTGCTCAAGCGACTTCAGCCCGCTCATTCCAGACCCCAGGGCCTAGACCACGGACGGGGGAGACGCAGCGTGATCATCTGACCCGGCTCACAGCCGGATGCGGTGACCTCGAACGTCGCTTCTTCGGTATATGGCGGGATCATGTTGCGGAACCGCACACCGTTGGTCCTCGCCCATACCTGAGAACCGGACTCGCTGGTGAACTGCTCGTACCTGCGGTCGGTGTTGATGACACAGTTCTCGCCGTAGATCAGCCCCGGCGTCTTGATACGCCGGTTGCGGAACTCTGGATCCTCGAACGAGTAGTCCGGAATGACGAACTGCGTGTAAGGCGCTCTCTCCCACGGGATCGGGACACCAGGCGGGAACGGCCACGGGAAGTTCGGAATCTTCCGCGTAGATCCCGGCACGGTCCATATCGGGGCGATGTACTGATCGGTCGGATTCAACCCGCCGTGGCCGGCCCCGACGTGGATCTTCAACGTCTCCTTCGGAAGCTTCTCCCACGGCCAGGTGCCCGGCAGGTCGATCAAATTGGGTGTAAAGGTGGTGTCCTGACGAGTACGCACCGGGATGACCACGTCGTCCTCGTACCAGAACGGGTCGTAGGCGATGCAGTCCATTAGGCACTCGTTGATGGACCTACCGTTAGGGTCTGTCTTCATCTTCATCGACGGCGACTGGAACAGCCGCACCTTGAGAGTGCGGGTGCCTGATTGCGGGGTGGTGACGCGGAGGTAGGCGTCCTTATCGAACGCCCACGCCTTGCGCCACTCGCTGTCTCGGCTGAGCCAGCTCTTGGATCCGCGCTTGTCGTCGTTCAGGATCCACACGCTGAAGATGATGTCGCGCTTGAGAACTCGATGATTCAGATAGCGAGCGCCGGGGTAGTTCCCCGGCTCTTCAAGGACGACCTTGACGGGAGGGTCGTAGAACGCACCCTCCACGTCCTCGGCCAGGTATACACCTTTATCTCCGGTCGTCAGGTTGAAGATCTCGCCATTGACACCTTCGAGTTCAACGATGGTGTCACTGGAGACCAATGATTACCTCCCTATACCAAATCCTCTTGCACGGCGAGAGTCAGTGCGGTCCTTGATGGACAGCGCCTCATCGACAGTGCCGATCTGGAAGATGTACTGAATGCCCTCGGTCAGAGCACGACCGATCAAGCCGTCACCGCTGACACCAAGGTCGCTAAGGAACTGCTTGCCAGTGGCCTTCGCGAAATCGATGGGGGTGTTCATCAACCGACTAGCCGCCTGCACCAGCGGGTCACCGCTGGGGTCGGCATTGTCGTACTCGTCGTTGAACTCCTTGACCAGATCGATCAGGTCTCGGTAACCCTCGATCTTCTCGTTGCCCATCTGGATCTCGGACGCCTGCTTACGCAAACTCTCCTTGAGCGCCTTGTCCTCGGTGATCTTGGCCCGGTTGTTCAGCGCCCTGACTCTAGCGTCAGCCTTCTTGTCCTCGTACTCCAGCGCCGCCTCGATGCGTTTGAGATCCTCTGGGTTGATGCTCTTGAGGATCTGAGTCGGGTCAGCGCCCTCCTCGAACGCAATCGCGATCTGCTCGGCCATCGCCCTGGCCTGCTCCAGCACCGGCTGGAATCCGTTCTCCAGACCGACGCTCAGACCGTGCATAAGCGCTTCACCGTTGGGTATCAGCACCTTGCGGTCGTAGTCGAGCGGACCCTTCTCCTGGGCGATCTTGTCTGCCAGAGTGCCTGCGTACGCGAGTACCGGACCTTCCATCGACTGCATACCGGACAACAGGCCCTGCATCAGAGCAGTACCGGCAGACGAACCGACACCACCCAATCCACTCAGCGAAGTCGTGATGCCCTGCACCAGACGCTGGCAGGCGTTGAGGATCTCCTGGCCCTTCTCCTCGACCAGCGGGGGAAGCTCTTCCCATGCCGCCTTGAACTCGGAGAAGTCAGGAGCCGGCAGAGTGTCTCCGGTCATGCTCTGCTGGAGAGCGCCCTGCACCTGCGAGGTAATGGTGCTGATGAACTGCTGATACTCAGCGGCCTTGGCCTCAACCTGCTCCTTCTTGGGGAGCATGGCTCCAAACAGGCTGTCAGCCTTCTCAGCGCCTCCGTCACCGCCGACAGCGCTTCCGAAGATGCTCTGTCCAGGTGCGGTTAATGAGCCGAACTCTCCTGAGCCACCGAAGAACTCGGTTACAGGCTTCTTGGCATTCTCGGCAGCTTCGCCGATCTTGTTGATCCCGTCAGCGACAGCCTGAGGGCTGTTGTCTCCTGTGATCCACTTCTTGATGTCGTTGGCCCAGCCCTCGGGATCCATCCACCACGGCAGGGTGCTCTCGCCGGTACCAAGGTAAGCGTCCCAGCGCTTACCTTCCTTTACCGCCTGGTCGATCAGCGGCTTGACATCAGGATTCTCCCGAATAGCGTTGCGCTTACCGGCTTCGTCGTGCCCGAAGAACGCCATAATGTCGTCCATGCTGGCGACGAACTCAGTTGACATCTCGGCGATGTTCTTGAGGACATCCATCACCATCCGAAGCTCATCGAGGAACCCGCGTACCGCGTCAGGGTCGGTGATGAACTCCATACCTTCCAGAGCAAGCTCACCAGCGAAGTCGAGCAGCGACTTGATAGTGTTACCCAGGCCGTCGAAAGCTCGATCAAGCTCACCGTTCTTCGACATCTCATCGATCCAGTTCTTGAAGTCAGAACCGGTCGAGTTGAACCACTCGGTGAGGCCAGGAAGTTGCTTGGTGAACTCCTCGGTCAGCGTCATCAGACCAGACGTGAAGTCCCTGATCCCAGGAGCCGAAGCTGCAAGAGCGTCACCGATGTTGGTGACGATTCGGTCGACCTGTACACCTCCGTCTGCGTACAGTGCGTCGATGAGTCCGTCTGCCATCCGGGCAAGGCCCGTGGTAACACTCGGCAACGAGTCCTGAAGTCGATCCATGATCGGGATCAACCGCTCGAAGACCGGAGTGAACTGGACCCTCGCAACCTCGCTCATCTTGGCCTTGAGGTTGGCGAACGGCTGCTCCAGAACCTTGGCAGCTTCCCTAATACCGTCGAGGCCCAGGTAGATAGCGCCAATAGGCGTTGCGACCGATGCGATCAAACCGGGGAGCGTCATCAGCGCTGACGTGACCAAGCCCAGCAGCGGAGACAGAAGGTTCATGATCAGGCCGAAGATGACCAGGTAGCCTGAAAGGTTGATACCTGTGCCGAAGTTCGGCATCCACTTGCCGGTTTGCTTGCCGAGATTGGAGAAGATATTCCGTCTTCTACCGCCTTCGTTGTTCTCGAACTCTGCCCCGGCTAGCAGGGCGTCGATCTCTCGACGCAACTGCCGGCGCTTGTCAGCGCGGATATGGACATCCACGGGAATGTCCGCCTCGATCTCACGCTCCAGGCGCTTCACAGTCGCGTGCAACTCTGATCTGAGCCGCTCACCGTCGACGGTGGCGGGGATCTTCGCTTCGATCCGCTGAGCAGCCCTACGAAGGTCCGCTATAGCGCGTCGGTTGAACGGGTCGTTCAGGATCTCCTGACGACGCCTGTCCTTCCACTCCTCTTCGGCCTTGAGCCAATCCTCGATCAGCTTCAACCGCGCCTTGTGTGACGCAACCTGCTCTTTGTGTTCTCGGGTGAGTCGGGAGGCTAGATCAGCCCCTCTCCGTTCCTGATCGCGTTCGAGCGCAGCTACGTCAGCGTTCAACTGCCTTAGCTGCGCTGCTCTGGTGGACGCTCGGTCCTCTTCGATTATGTTCCGGATGCGGGTAAGCCGCTGAAGCGCCCGGTAGCGACGGTCGGTCAAACCCAACGGATTCGACTTGACGCCTTCGTTGCCGTCAGCGATCTCTCGCAGAGTCTGGATCTCGTCGACAACGTTCTTACGCCATTTGACGATGTCCTTCTTGTCCCCGAGAGGCGGCCCCTTCCGGATCATGTCGCTGACGACTTTGTGTGCCCGCTCAAGGTTCCGGCGCAGATCCTCGCCAGCGCCAGTAAGCTGGATTCGCCTCTCAGCGCGGGCCATCTCCCGCTCAAGCTCACCGAGAGTGCGCCGCGAGAAGCGGTCCATGTTGGACGTATCGACAGAAGGCTTTACCTTGACCCGATGCCGCTTAGCTGCCTTCTCGGTAGCCTTCTTAGTGCCTTTGTCGACATCCTTTTCAAGCTGGTCAGTGTCGCCTCTGAGCGGTACCTCGCCCCGGCTCTTCAGCATCTTGTCGATGGCCTGGAGCTTGCGCTTGAGTTCGTTGTAGAACCCGCTGGTGTCAGGGCTGACCTTAACGGTTAGTCGGGCAACTTCGTGCCCGACCTTCATACCTGGCTTGCGAGCCTTAGTCATTGGCTTCCCTTCGCTGTCGTGCCGCCTTCTTCGCGGCTATCAACATGCCTGCGAACGAACCGGGCTTAGGTGCTTGCGGTTTCGTCTCCGTGTCCGGAGTCGGGAATGGCTCAGGGGGCTTGGGCTTCCGCTTCTTCGGATCCGAATGCGCCAGCGTGAACAGGTGGTTGTTGGCCTTCATCTCGTTGACCAACGCCACCAGCGCATAGCGGTCCTCGTCCCAGCCCCGGTACTCACGACTGCCTCGACGTGCAGCGTGGAACGCTCCATCCTTCGGCAGGTTGAGTACCAGGGCCAGAACGTATCTCGGCGAAAGCGGATCTTCCTCTCGGAAGAGGTCTCGGATGTCTACTCGGTAGTACTGGAGTAGATCGCAGAGAATCGCCTCGCCGTACTTGTCGATCAGTTCGGCGAGGACACGGCTTCCCCCAGCTGAGTGTCCCCGATCCACCGGCTCAGAACTGCGGAGTACATGCTGGCCTTGACCTCGATGTCATCGTGGTCCAGCGCCTCCAGCAGCTTCCTCGGCGAATTGGCAACCAGCTTGAGCACCTTCTCGGCAACGTCGCAGACGATCTCAGCCCAGTCGTCGTTCTCAAGCTCATCATCATCACCGTCGGTGAGTTCGCTCATCTCGTTGATGTAGTTGAGGACTGCCTCGCGGTCCTTCTGGCCGAGCCGGATGAGCGGCTTCAACTCAACGGTGGAATCATCAGAAAGCTCGATGATCGTCGGAGCGAACCGACGCTCGACCTCGGCGCGGATGTCGTCCAGGCTGAAAGTGTTGTTGTAAGTCATATGCGGCGAACCTTTCTGTGTTGGCGGGCAAAGGGAATGGGAGAGGAGGGGGAGGCAGGCCCGCCAGGAAACCTCCCCCTCCTGGGTGACTCCGTTTAGGAGTCAAGTTTGGGTTAGGACAAGGTCACACCCGTTCCACCGGTCGTGCTGTCGACGCCGACGGTGAGCACAGCCGGGATGTCGATCAGGAAGTCCGGGCCGCTAGCGGTGACCGTGATCTGCGACGCCTTGATGCCATCGTCCACAGCGGCAAGTGCCGACTTGATAGCCGACGCGCTGGCGTTGTGGTTGATCGCCTCGGTCTCGTTACCGTCCACCTTCAGAGTGAACGTACCGCCGGTGGCACCGCCAAGGCTCAGGGTCTTAGGACCAGCCGGCGAGGCGTTGAACAGATCCTCGTTGATCCAGTAGAACGGCTTGTAGTCCTGGTAGTCCAGGTACGTGAACCGCACCGGAAGAGCGCCCAGGCCGTCAATCGGAAGCTCGATAGCCTCGTCGCGCTTGGCGCTCGTCAGCGGTGCCCAGTGACCGAGACGCACATCGCCGTCCACGATGACGATAAACAAGGAGACCTCGTTCTTCTGGGTCACGTCGACGCCGAACATGCCAGCATCGCTAGAGGCGTTCGGGCCGTAGTACAGCCCCAGCGCCTGCTCATCGAACTGGTGCAGGACCACGGTCGTGAAGTCGATTGGATCCTCGGGAGTGATCTCCCGCAGCTTCTTCTTCTGCCACGAACCGACGACCTCCGGCTCACCGCCCTCGTACCCGAACTCAGGCAGAGTACCTCGGCTGGTGTGGCCGACGCTGGACCACCCAGTACGTGTCCAGGTGTTGGGGTTCGTCAGGTTGATCGTCTTCAATTGTGCCGGCGTAGGAGCCAGGGTGCCGGGTGCTGCCACGTAGACGTACCCGAGCGACGCTGAGATTAGAGCGTCATCGTTTTCTGCCATTTGGCAATCCCTTTCGGTTAGAGGGTGGCTCTCGGCTTACGGAGTCCGAGACGAATCAGGCCCTGGACTCGCCAGGAGTCCTGAAATGGTGAACTGAACTGGGTAGCGCCCATCGTTTCCTCGATGGACTGCAAATACCCTGCGGGAGTCTGCTTCTGAGTCTGTACAGCGTCGTACAGCACGTCCAGAGCTGTCTCGTACAACTCCTCGCACTCGATGAGATCTGTGTCGGTGAATGCCGTCATCTCGATGATCGGCAGCGAGTAGACCGTCGGAGCGTCCTCGTTGCGGACACCGCCGATGCGCCTGATGTTGATCAGCGGGAACACCCGGTGATCCACGTCAGGAATCCAGGTGTTGATTGTCACGCCGGCCAACCGTGGATCTGACCGAAGAATCGGAAGCACCACCGACTGGATGCGGGGCATAGACCCCATAGCACCTCCTTATGAGTAGGCGGCGCGGGTCAGAATGAGGGTTTCCTCGGGGGCTTTCGTGTCGGTACCTGCGAACTTGCCGGAAGGCTGGTGTCCGAACTCCAACGCCATCGCGTTGGGAGCGTGAAGCGACGTGTAGTGGTTCACGCCGTCTGTGTCCGTTTCGATCTCGGCAGGGAAGTAACCAGACGGGGTGATACGAGTGGTCTTGTTCTGAGCCGCCAGATTCCTACGTGCTTTGGCAGCGACCTTCCCGTTCTGGGCGGCTACGTTTGCCTTGACCTTGACGTGGCGCTTAGCGGTCTCTCCGCAGCTGGGATATACGTAAACTCCCATCACGCCCTCTTCACGGTGTAGTCGACCCGAGCCGTACGGTGGCTGTCACCCCACCGGGTAACGTCACCGAACACCGACCACTTCTCGCCGTTCCAGATGATGATCGACTGAGCACCGAGAATGCCGTGTTCGGCTGTGAACGAACGCGGAAACCGCATCCGGTAGATCTTCTCGGTCAGGAAACCCTCGTTGTCCTGCTCAGCTCGTCGGGCCGAAGTGCCCGACTGGTTCATGATCTGGAACCGCGCCTTGGCTGGAATGCCCGTCTTCGACGGTCTGGTGAACGTGTTGCCGTCCTCGTCGGTGATGGTCTCCTCGGGGTAGACGATTACGTCGTCGTAGCGTGCTCCGTGATCCAGCAGACTCATGAATCCCGCCTCTCGACGTTGCCCCATGTGATGCGCCAGTCGTGAGCGCAGTTGCACACCGGGGGAGTCGCTTCGTGCTTACAGCCTTTGGGGTTGACCTGCTCCGGCTTGACCGCGACGATGAAACCCGGAGGGTATGGTGCCTTCGGCTGCTTGGCGCTGGGGTCGATCATGTCGGCATGATCACTCTCGGGACGAGAACCGCCATACCGGATCTCAGCGGAGCACCGAGGATCTCCCACTCATGCGGAAGGATCTCCAGCCGGCCAGCAGCAAGGTCGGCGTTCAGTTGGTACGTGTACTGACCGTCCGTTTCCGAGATGTAGCCCTCGGGGTTGCGGACGAGACGTAGCACCACGTCGGCCTCGATGTCGACAACGTCGGCTAGGTAATCGTCGTCCTCGACCCGTTCATCGAGATCTGGGATGCGCCTACGGATCATGCGCTCGACCTGTTCCAGTCGGCGCTCGATCAGGTGAACGACCTCTTCGTCAGGCTCCCTGGCCCACAGAGTTGTTACGTCAGTTGCCTTTGCGTAGGCCATCAGAAATCCCTTCTGACACAACAGGAAGGGGCACCCGAAGGTGCCCCTCCCCGTTGGGTGTCAATTTGTTAGCCGACGACAGCCAGCGAGGGATCCGTAGCGCCCTCCAGGTCGCTGAAGTCAGCGGACAGCGTGCCAGGAACGGTGATGGTGTACACACCGCTCGACAGCGTGACGGTCACGTCGTCGGCCTCGATGCCGTCATCCAGACCCACGATTGCGTTCTTCACCGTGGTGGCAGAGGCGTTGTGGTTCAGCCCCGAGGTCTGCCGACCGTTCAGCGACAGCTTGAACGTACCGCCGGTAGCACCACCCAGGTCAACCTCGTAGGTCACCGGGATAGCCTCCTCGGTCAGCGCCACGAACGCGTCCAGGTCGTTGATGAGCAGGCCGTACTCGGCCTCGACTCGGACTGCGACGAGGTTGTGCTGCCACAGCGAGACGAAGTTCGGGGACTGGAACGTACCAAGGTTCAGGGTTGCCTGATCCGTAACGTCGAAGCTCAGGCCACCGACCTGGCCCCAGACGATCTGGCTGAAGTCGCCCATGAAGCCGACGATGCCGTCGCGGGCAACGTGATCCGACAGGATGGTCGGACGGCCCAGGATCCGGCCCTCGCGATACGGCGAGGTCAGACCCTCGTAGGTCGACTCCACGAACAGCGGGCGACCGTTCTGGTCCTTGGCACCGTTGAGGATCGGCTCAGCCGTGTCGTCCAGAAGGGTCTGGGTCCAGGAGTGCTTGGCACCCGAAACCGGCTTGACCAGCTGGGTCAGGCCCTCGACGCCGAACGCGTCGTAGGCGGTGCGAGCACCAGCCGAAGCCAGCGAGACCCGCTTCGTGGTCTGCGCCAGGTACTTGGCGAACGGGCTGTCGTCTCCCCACAGCGCGGCGTTGTCGAACGCCATCGCGAACGCGGTCGCGACCTTGGTCCGCATGGTGCCCAGGTAGTTGGCGGGGTTCGCACGAACCGTTTCAGCAGAGGCGACGAAGATGGTAGCGATCTTGTGGGGAGCCACAACCTGAGAGGTCATGTCGCCCTTGGTGATCGGCTTCATCTCGCCCTCACCGATCCACGACGCGCTAACGTCGCCGGTCCAGTGCGGAATCTTCACGCCGGTCGGACCCATAGGGATCTTGGTGGCGAACTTCTGGACGATAGAGGTCTTCTCGGCCTCCGCGAAGTAGTCCTGCGCCTGCTCCGGTTCCAGGTACCCCTGGAACATCGAATCGCCGGTCTGGGCGATCTGAGCGTGGTTGAGGCTGAAGCTCATTGCTTCAATTCCTTTCGTTTAAGGTGATCACTTAGCGCCCACGGCCTTGATGACGGCCTGGACAATCGGGTCTCCGTTGAGAGCCATGTGCTGCTTTCCACCGAAACCCTGAGTGGGGTCAAAGCCGGACACAAAGCCCTTCTTCTCCTCGAACCCACCGACGAGTTCGAGCCGGGACTTCACGCTCTCGGCAATGCTTTCCTTGTCGGTGCCCTCCAGAATCTCCACGAAGGCCCGAACCTTGTCGTTGGGAACCTTGGCCTCAAGCGAGAGATACACCTTCTCCAGTTCGATCCACGCCTTGCCGATCTCGTTCTCCAACTCGGTGATTCGCGTATCGCGATCAGCAAGCTCGGCCTGGTGCTTCTCGTTCAGTTCCTTGGTGATCCTCTCCTCGGCCTCGCGCTTGGCCACTCGGGCCGCAGCCGCCTCCTGTCGGAGTTCGGTTACATACTCGGCTGAGTAGGTCTTCGGTTCCTGCTTCAGCGGCTTGTCGTTGGCCTCCTGGGCCGGCGACTCGTCAGCTGGAGTGGTGTCGGGAGTGGGATTGTCGGACATGTGATTTCGCCTCCTGGGCAATCAGTAAGGGAACCCACCTGGGGTTCTGCGGATTACGCAGCGTGTGCGTAAGACGGGACAGAAACGTCGCCGCGCTCAAGGCGGCGTCGGAGCGCGTTGAGCGTCTCCTTATATCGGTTGTTGGTGCGGGACTCACCAGACGACATGAGTTCGGAAGCCTCGTTGGCGGCATCGATCCACAGCTGGTTCGCGTGCTCGTACGCGGCCTTGCCGACCCAGTTCTCGGTATCGAAGACCGGGACCACGATGCAGTCGCAGCCTGCGTGCCAGTCGTTCATGGAATCGCTGACCTGCGATTTGAACGCTTCCAGGTCTTCGCCGGCGTCTCTCCACACATCGGCTACAACCTCGTTGTCGAGTAGCAGACCTGCTGTACGTGCGCTCTCGTATACCGGACCTCTGGAGATGAGCATCAGGCACCAGGCGCATGTTTCGCGCCCTGTGGCTACCCGTGCCCATCCCTTGACGGTTCGAGTCTTTTGGACCGGCTCGATAGCGGACTTCAGTTGCTCATGTGCCTGCTCTACGGCTGTGAGATGGCGCTTGGCCTTCTCGACCTCTTCTTTGTCGGTCTGTAACTGGGCGTCTATCTCGATGTTTTCGATGTATTCGTCCAGAATCTGGTCGTTCTTGACGGCAGCGATCACCTGCCGTCGTGCAGCCATCTCCACCTCGCGAACAGCCGCCAGGGTCACTTTGGTAACCGCGCTCTGGGGAGCGTCGGCCTGCGACAACTCCTTTCGAGCCGGTTCCATAGCCCTGACGAACCCCTCCCACTGAAGCTCGCCCCGATACATCTCGTTTCGGGGTAGTTCAGGGAAGTGGAGTTCGCGCTGTGCGTCGTAGAACTTTCTGCCGAGATCTGCCATCTCGGCGTACCGCCGTTGTACCTCGGGATACAGCGTCTGAAGGAACCTGATCCAATCGAGGCGATCCAGCGGAGCCGAGACGAACAGACTCGCGTAGCGCCTGATGTAGACCGCGAGACCCGCAGTCACCGCTGACTTAGTGGCGACGTACTGGTCTGGGTTCACTCACCGCCTCCGATTTCGTCAGGGGTCGGGACGGGTTTCGGTGACGGTGAACCGGGAACAGTCGGATCCTGGGACACGAAGGTGTTCACCAGGCCCAGGCCCATAGCAGCCTCTTCCTCGTCCCAGCGTCGCATCTCTTCGCGCTCGACGACGCTGTAGCCCATGTCTTTTCGAGCACGTTCACGTGGGATGACGCCGTTGCCGTTGGCGTACAACTTAGAAGCTGCGTCCGCCTTGGCTGCGTAGGTCGGAGTGCTGGGATCCCGCCAGATCGTCTCCATGCGGAGCATGTCGGGCGGTACATCACCGCCCTTCATCATCCGGTAGGCGATCCTCATAGCCTCTTCCAGCGCACCACCGAAGATCAGGTTCTTCCGCTCGACCTTCTTGATCAGCCGGCTCTCGACAGCGCGGATAGCCTCAGCAGAAGGCGGATTCTCAGAGCTGGCGCTCAGATACTGCGGAGGGAGGCCGGTGTAGGCGGCAACCTGTTTGGCGATGTTGTCCAGCGCCGTCGTGAAGTTGGACAACTCGGCGGCACTGAACTGCTGGATCTTGCCCTCGGCGTCCTCGAACGCGAGGATGCGGGAGATGTACGCGTCGTAGAGAACCTCGCCTGTCTCCGGATTCACACCGATCTCGTCCGGTTTGACACCGAACAGAAGCCGCTGCGGCACGCCCATCAATTCGGCGGTGGCCTGCATCAGCATCAGGATCCGGGCCGCAGCATCGGTCATCGACCGGATTTCCGGCGTGATCTCGGACTGGCCGTACAGGTCCGACAGCCTGGTTCGGTTCGGCATCGGCACGACCGGGACCACGCCCAGGCCGTGGTTGTCAACGAACCAGTCGACCCACTCGCCCTCTTCGTCCTTGAACCAGCCCTGGGTCAGGTTCAGCGTGTACAGGGTTGCAGCCTGAACCTCGTTACCCTCTGAGTCGTATACGGCGCGAATCGCCTTGGAGACCTTGCCGATACGCGGATCGATCTCGGCGTACATACGAGTCGGCGGCTCGAACCGGATGATCGGGATGTTCGGATCCCAGTTCAGGTCGACCTGGGGGTCCGGTCGGCTGATCGTGATGTACGACGTGCCGTGGACGTACGACTCAGTGAACCCCAGCTGGGCTTCGATGTCGAGGTTGTTCGCCTCCCACCACTGGCGAAGCTCTTCGTCGCTTTCCTCGTCGTCTCCGATTCGGAAGCCCTCGACCTCCTGTCGCTCCGCGATGGAGTCGACGTAGAGCCGGGGGTAGCCGACGTGGGCCAGTAGCTTCTGCATCTCACGCGGGACGGTGACGCCTACACCCTCGGGCCTGCGCTCGGCCTCGTAGTAGGCGGTGTTGCTTTCTAGGTCTTTGGTCGCGTTTTGGAAGTCCGAAAGTAACTGGTCCCGGACCTCAATCGGATCAATGTTGTCCTCGGTACCGGGAAGTGGCGCTGTCATCGAACAGCCACCACCCTTCCGGTGCGGGCCTTCTTACTCATCAGATAGTCCTGTCTTGCTCCGAAAGCCAACACAGCGCACACGGCTGCGTCGATCTTTTTACTGCTGTCTTTGGTCGCCTTGCGGATCGCGATGGCGTCGTAGTTGGTCGGGTGCCGCTTGGCGTTCAGTACGTGGCTACGCAGGATCTTGTTGCCGTCGTGGAACACTTCGCGCTCGATGACCGCGTCCTCGAATCGCTCGCAGTCGAGCGCAAATCGCTTCTGCTGACCGCGCATATCGAACGCAATCGGGTTGCCAGGACTGGCGTTGACCTTGACTCTGCGCTTGAAGTCCTTGCCCCACTGGTCGACGTACGCCTCGAACTCCTTCACGTCGGCTCTCATCGCAACCACGTCGTAGCGCTGGAACGCTGAGCGAACCGCAGCGTCCACGTCCTCTCGAGGAACTTCTCCGCCGTAGTTCTCGGGGTTCCAGACGCCTAGGACGAACAACATCCCGTCGTCCACCCGGCAGGCCACCAGGGCCGTCCAGTCGTTGCTCTTGCTGCCGTCGAAGCCGAGTGTGATCTTCTGCTTCGGCTGAAGCTTGAACACTGGATCCGTCATCGCCAGGCGGTCCCACTGCTGCGGGGTAATCCATGAGTCCTCAGCCGCGTTGATCTGGTTCAGGAACTTGCGGCGGGACTCAGTCACCGGGTTCTTCGGCGACAGGATCGACTTGACGATGTCGTCCACCGGCAGCCACGTAGAGTCGCCTCGGGCGATGGTGACGCCTTCTTTGAGCTTCTCGACGCCGGCCTTGAATCCCTCCTCGTCCACGGCGGGGGAGGGGATCTCGGACACCGGGGTGTCAGCGGGCGCTTCGAGAGCGTCGTACATCAGCCCTGCGTCGTAACTCTTTCCCGCCAGGGCTTCGTGGTACTGGTCGTACAGCACCTCACCTGTCGTGTCGGTGCCGGGGATGTGGGCGTTGCAGATCGAAAGCGTCCTCGCGCCTTCGACCTTGGTCATGTTGCCCTCGATCATGTTCGCCATGTCGCGGCCTTCGTTGACCTTGCCGTCCGGACCTTGGCCCCACCACTGGATCTCGTTCTGCACCACGAACGTCGGGCGGTTACCTTCCATCGAGGTCGGTGAGGCGGTAGCGGCTTCCAGACGGCCAGCGCCGCCGTCGGAGTAGATGACGAACCGGTTGACCTCCAGGCCGTAGTCGGTCTTGAGTTGCTTGGAGATCATCGCGGGGAACAGCGAGAACGTGTTCTTCGTCTGGTCCTGCGACACAGCGGCCACCGTGACCCACGGTGCCGGTCGGCGCTTACCGACGGGATCGCCGTTCTCGTCAAAGTGACTGAATGCCACCGGCCCGCAGAGTTCTGCGAGACACAGCGCCGCGATGAAAGGGTCTTTGCCCCAGCCCTTCAAGCGTCTGATGACGCCTTCGCGGTAGACGTAGTTGCCGTGCTCGTCCACGGCGTACCACCACAGAATCAGCCTGATCTGCTCGTCGGTGAAGACGATCATCTCTTCGTTGACGAGCAAGCCGCACTCAGCGAGCTTGATCAGGAACTCCAGGCGGTGAGGGCTGTCGTGTCCACCTGGTGTGTTGACGTACTTGTAGATCCACTCGATGACGCCCCAGCCGAGCGTCTTGTCGGGCAGATACCAATCTCCGTCGACGGTCTTCTGCCACGACGGACCCATGATGTGAGGCGGAGCCGGGGCAAGCTCCGGTTGACTCAGGCTCACCCCGGCCTCCTTCCTACTTCAGTTGATTCAGCCCCAGAGAAACCAGCGGCCCGACGACGGGAACGTCGCTCGTAGCCTGCGAGACAGCCGCCTTGACGGCCTCAATCTCCTTCTCGGCCTTGGCCTTCGCCTCCACGATCTGCTGGACGCCGGTCACCACGGCATCGGCCGGAGCGACCTCATCGAACAGGCCATCCTTGCACTGCTCACCGACCTTGTAGCCGGCATACGCGGGAGCCGTGCCAGCGATCAGAGTGCCGAGACCCTGTACCGCAGCGGCGATGTCGCCTCCGCCCTTGACGGCGGTCCAGACCTGTACCAGGCCCAGGATGTAGAGGACAGCACCGCTGATGTAGTAGGCAGATTCACGAACCTTGGTCATGCAATGCCTTTCTTGGCGTAGTAGTCCTTGAGGATGTGAGGCCGGGTGGCCTCGATGTCGGCAAGAATCGCCAGCGCCAACTTCCGGTCCTGCTGACGGTCGGGGTACTTCTTCGGGTCGGCGTTTGCGACCTCGAACAGCAGGTCGATCTGGCTCTCGACGCCGATCTCGGCCAGCGTCTTGACGATCAGGATGTGGAGGTTGGCGTCCTGGTTGAGGTCCATACCGGCCCAGGTGTCGACCAGACCCTCGCCCAGATGGCGAAGCGGCGACCGGGACGGGAACTTCTTGGTCAGTTCGTCGCGGACCCGGTTCCACTCACTCTGCGGAACTTGTGCCATGTCGTCTTGTTCTCCTTCGAGGATGTAGAGAAGCTCTTTGTCCAAATCCAGGGCGCGGTTGAATCTGGTGCGCCGGTCTTCCAGACCGTTCGTGCCGCCGTTGATCGCTCTGGTGACCCCGACGAGGTCGGCGTTGTCGCACAGCGAGTTGATGAACGGCCTTGCGACGGTCCAGTACCAGGCAGCGCCGATGCCGGCCCACTTCACGTCCGTCAACTGCTGCGGGTTGTCCACGAAGTACTTGCTGTTCGGCACCAGCCCGTTGCGGTACGCCCAATCGGAGAACTGGGTGTAGTTCGACCGTCCCGTGATCTGGATCCACGTGCGGCCCTTGAACCGGACCCCGTCACCGGGGTGGATGTTGCCGAGATCCGTGCGGCCCTCGTAGGCCGCTCCGGAGGCGTACTCCTCGGTGGCGTTGAAGCCTGCGGACTCATGCCCGGTCTGGGCGATGAACATCGCGATCCGGAACTTGTTGTTGCACTCGGCTAGACGCAAGCCCTGCTGCATCGTCGGCAGGATCTCCTGCGCCTTCGTGTAGCTGATGCCTGCGGCCTTCGCCAGGGTGTCGGCAGCGCGGTTGAAGCTCTTCGGAGGAAGGTCCGCGTAGCAATAGCCCTTCGGCGGGATCAGGGTCGCGGCCTGGTCGAAGCTGATCCAGTAGTTGAACGGCCTGAAGCCGGAGTCAGCGATCCACAGCGCCCGAGCGCCGGGGGTGTCGTCGTAGCCCATGCAGGCCACGTAGTGGTAGGTCGTGCCACCCGAGTAAGACGGGTTAGGTGATCCCTTCACGCCACGCGGCTTGTTCGACGGGGGAGCGACCCAGTTCATGATCACACCCCAGCCGTTGTCGATGCTGCGGACGATGTGCTCCCACAGCCGCTCCTTCTGAGCTTGCGTGGGCGGGTCGTTCTCGATGTAGACCGACGTGTACTTCGCCTCTGGGACACGGCGATCCAGCACCCGCTCGATCAGGCCGACGTAGTCGGTCCCTCGCGTCGTCGTGCCGATCTCAGCGGCCAACGTCGCTTCGGGGACCACGATGCCCCGTGAGTTCAGGGCGACCTGAGTCGATGCGGGACCGCACCAGTAACCGGTCTCCTGCGGGACCACGTTGCGGTCATAGGGGAGTACCTTCTCCATGTGTCCCTTTCTGGTTGAGTGTCAAGTTGCTGCTCACCCAGGATTTGAACCTGGATTGCCGGGGCCAGAACCCGGTGTCTTGCCGGTTAGACGAATGAGCAGAGCAGAGCCGCTGAGCGGCTCGCGGTCAGCCCACGAAGGAGCTGAGGGGGTGCGCGCCCCCCAGGACTCGAACCTGGAACCAACGGCTTTGGAGACCGTCGCTCTACCAATTGAGCTAGGAACGCTTGGCGGTGGTGCTCCCGTGAGATAGAGCACCGACCGTGGCTGATCTGGGAGGACTCGAACCTCCAACCAACTCCTTAACAGGGAGCCGCTCTGCCGATTGAGCTACAGATCAAAAGCCCGCCGAAGCGGGCAGGGGTTTAGTAGAAGCGGAACCACGCCTGACCACGCGCACCGGCACCGCCGCCGCGCCAGTCGAAGATAGCGAACGAACCACCGGCACCGCCGCCACCAGGCTCATAGCCTGGCTGGCCAGTGCCTGCTGTCGTCGGACCGCCGTTGCCACCGACGTACCAGATGCCGTTGTACTGGTGGTTGCCTGCGTCGAAACCGGCCTGCTGCCGTGCTGTGCTGTTGCCAGGACCGCCGGCACCGCCACCTGCGGTGATACCGGACCACCATCCGCTGACTAACGCCGTCGTCGGGACACCGTTACCACCGGAGGACGCAGAACCACTACCGCCGCTACCTCCCGCACCGACTGTGCCGGTGATAGCCGTTATGGCTTTGGGGATGTCGACACCGCGTTCGAGGGTGGCGCTCTGCCACTCGCCTGCGTAGCCGCCGGATCCCCGGGACGCCGCAGATGCGCCCCCACCACCACCCCCACCGATGAGGATGATGTCGATGAATCGACATCCGTCGGGGATCGGTACGGAGTATGCGCCTGGGGTGCCGATGAAGATGGTGTACTCTTCGAAGGTCTCAGCGGTCCAGACGAGATCGCTTCCCAGGTAGATTGCGTCAACCTCGCCGCTGCCGACGTAGAACTTGTCAACGTCGAGTGAGCCGATCTTCACCGGATCACCCCACGATCACGTACAGCGTCGTATCCGACTTCGAGCTGAGCGCGTCGTACGCGGCCTGGGTCAGCTTGACGATGTTGGTCACGGTCCCGTCGGAGGCCACCTTGTTGGAGACAGCCGAGTCGACGTATGCCTTGACGCTCTGCTGGGTCGGCAACTTCGTGGCCGAGTTGGACACCATGTTGTCCTCGTCCACCACGAACTGCATGCCGGTGGTACTGGTGTCGCTGCGCCGCACCACGCCGATGGCGTCGAGGTCGAGTTCGTCGGGGCGCAAACCGAGGTCCGCGATGGCGATGTCAGCCAGCAACCGGTGTCCGGTCGCGTTCAGGTGGTACTCGTCGGCGTACAGGCTGGGATAGTCGCTGTATGGCGGGATGCGCGGCCACCAGTCCAGCAGCGCGACGCCCTCGGCCTCGGCGGTGTCGAGAACCTGCTGACGCACGACGCCCCAATCGGGCTGCCAATAGGTTTGCAACGCAATCGAAGCCCGTGGATGCAGGTCGCGCAGCTCGTCGATGATCGCCGCCAGGTTGCCGTCGACGTTGTTGATGAACTCCGGGAAGTCCAGGTCGTTGGCACCGAGGGCGATGATGATCAGGTCGGGGTCGAAGCCGTCGGCCAGCGCTCGCATGAGCGTGCTGCCCCACGTCTCGTAGGTGTCCGGTTCCTCGGTCAGCCAGTTGGCCACCACCCCGGCGGGCACGCCATCGACCGACAGCGACATCACATCGAGCACCTGCGGCCCCACGGTCGCCATGAACCCGTACCACCAGGCGTTGCCGGAGCCGCCGTTGGTGCGAATGCTCAGCCAGTTCGCGCCGTTCATGTCCGCGATGGACTGCACATGCACCGGCGCGAAGTTGGGGTACTTCTCGCTCCAGACGTTGCCGTAGGACCACGGCCCCTGCCACGAACCCGAGTCGTACTGCCACTGGCCGGGATCGTTGGCGTCGGGGGCTACGAACAGGTCGATGTCGGTGGCTCCGAGCAGGCCCGCGAACCGGGTGAATTGTGTGTCGAACAGCCCGTTGGCGAACGGGGTGTCGGTATCACCCTGCGGCTCGTCGGCCATCTGCGGCGGGAAGTACATGCGACCGGCGAGTTGGTGGCACCAGCTGTAGCGCTTGCTGCTGAACGAGTCGCCCAACACCAGGATGCGCGGCGCACGGGCGGCACGGTTGGCCAGCGCGGCCCGCCAAGTCGCCATATGCGGCGACTGGACCGCCGGGACACTGCTGTCGACGTACGCTTTGTTCGCGATGTCTCCTGGCGCGGTCGGTGACGGAACCGTTTTGTTGGCCAGTGTGCGCGCCTTCGATGCCTCACTGGCCAGCAGCGCCTCAGCGCGCCGCCCCGTGATGAGGCCGGCGGTGTTGCCGCTGGCGTTGGTGATGTCGGCTTCAGCGATCTCGGTGTAGGTGCTGTTGTGAGTCACCCCGAGCAGCTGCATGTAGGTGCCGTCGAAGTAAAACAGCAGCGCTGCGCCTGCGCTAACCTGCACTTGCGAGGCGGCGGTTCCGCTGTTCGGCGCCCGGATCGCCCGCGCCGTCGAGCCGTTGATCGCCAGCGTCGGCGCGGCAGCGCTGGACCCGTTGCTGAACGTGATCAGAAAGAACTCGCCCGCCGCCGGTGTGTGCGTGTTCCACGGGCTGTCGAGCGTCACCGTCTTCGCGGCGGTCCCGGTCGCCGTCGTGCAGGTGCCGGTCATAAATTTCGCCTGCTTGTTCGCGATCAGGTTCGTGACCGTCGTGGCGAAGTTCGGGTCGTTACCGAGCGCGTTAGCCAGCTCGTTGAGGGTGTCCAGCGTGGACGGAGCCGAGCCGACCAGATCAGCGACCTTGGTGTCGACGTACTGCTTGTTCGCCGCATGGCCGTTGCTCGTCGGGTTACTGACCGAGGTGCAGCCGTTGCCGTCGCGGCGCATGATCGACCAAGCCGTCGCGGTATCAGCCCAGGGGATCATCTCCTGTTCGCCAGGAGCGCCGGTAGCGTAGACCGAGTTGGCGGTTGACGACTTGTCGAGTTTGGGGGAGGTGGCGTCGTTAATCGCCTCTTCCATCTGCGCTAGCGAAACGTCGCCAGGATCCCCTTTGTCGCCCTTGTCGCCTTTAGCCCCTGGGTCGCCCTTATCGCCTTTGTCGCCTTTATCGCCCTTCTCACCCTGCGGCCCTCTGAGGCCGGGAACCTGGATGACCTTCTCGATAGGAAGGTCGGCGGTGCCGACGATGGCACCGGTAGGTTCTCCGACATAACTCAGAGCGGGGGCACCGCTGGGCGAACTGCCCTTCAGTCTCACTGCTGTACCTGAACCTTTCCTCGGGCCACCAGGGTGCCGCCGGCCTCTTCGCCGTCGGGCAGGAACACCAAATGCCACGGGGTGCGGTTGCCGATGGTGTCGACCTCTTCGGACTCGACCTTCAGCGAGGCTGCGTCGCCTTCGATGTCGAAGTTCCAGTAGGTAACCGGGGCGCGGCCCACGTCGATGTAGGTGACCTTGACCTCGGGGGTGACCGGGGTGATGGTGATGCTGGAAGTCAGATCCTCGGCGTTGCCAACGATCTTCGGGTGCGGCTTGTTGGCCTGCTCGTTGACGAACTCGACGGTGTACCGGTGGTTCCAGTACTGGTCGACGGTGACCGACTCGATAGCGTCTTCCAGCAGGATGTGGTTGTCCAAGTAGTTGAACAGCATCGAGCCGTTGAACAGCACGTCGAACGTCGCGAGGTCCACGTCGGAGTAGCCCTGCCGCGACCTGGCGATGACCGTGAAGGTCGTGTTGTTCTTGATGATGAACTGTAGGTCGATGTCGAGCTTGCGGTCGAAAATGCCGTAAAAGTCAGTGATCTTCTGGGTCAGAGTGTCCATCATCCGACCGTCGAGGATCGCCCGACGACCGTTCTGGATCGTCTTGGTCTTGAACGTCGTCAGCAGGTTGGCGAGCAGACCGCCGCCGAACCAGTCGCTGGCGTTCTTCTCGTAAGCCCTGACTTGGATCTGGTCGACATCTCGGGAGGCCAGTAGGCCCTTGTACTCGATGTGGAACTTGCCGTTGGATCCGGCGACCTTCGTCACCTCGATGTTGCCCTTGCCGATCTGGGGAAGTTCCTCCAGAGCCGCCTGGATTTCAGCGGCGTTGGCCTCGAACGAGATCGGCTCGGTATCGCTCTGCCGATACGACAGGATCATCCAGCCCTCGGACAAGACCTGGCCCAACCAGCCGAGCAGGTTGACCACGCTGAGTTCCTGAATCTCGTTGCGGCTCTCGCCGGTCAACTCGAAGTTCATGTGCCACACCGGACTCATCTCGGTGCGGGAGACCTCGACGTTGCCTGCGCCGATGGCCGGGATGTTTTCCAGCGCTGAGCGAATGTCGATGCTCAGGTCGTACGGGGTGTCGATGGTGTCGTAGAACTCGATCGGTTCCGACTCGACGCCGTCGTAGATCAGGGTGTACTCGCCGTCGTCTGCCTTGAGTACCTCGATCTGCTGGATGCAGTTGTGTTCTCCGCCGGTTTGCAGTTCAAAGAACAGGTTGCCGGCGGGGAAGTTGATGGGATCCCCTGACTCGTCAAGGTTCTGGAAGGTCCACTCGAAGTCCCGGCCTCGGGTCAGAACGAGTGTGTCTGGATCTACGGGGGTGCCGATAGTCAACGGTGGGTTCCTTTCAAGCTCATCTCAGGAGGGGGGAGCGGCTGGAGCGGCAGCGGCTCAACCCCCTCCTGAGGCTCATCCTCCGCTCGCCTGGGACTTGGCGAGGCGCTGCTTGAGCACGTCGGTCATGTCGAGCACCTTGCCGGTCGGGGAGTCACCGGTCTGTCGTTCGACTTCTAGTCGAACGCGGCGTCGATCACCCTCGGTCAGCAGCAGCGAGGAGAGCATCTGGTTGATTGCGGTCAGCTTCATGGCACCAACGGGCTTGCCGTGGTGCTGTGCGTTGATGAGTTCTTGGTTAAGCGTGAACAGCGTCAGCCTGGCGTACTGCCAGTCGGTTGGCTCGTAGAACCGGACGGCTGCCGACTTCTTGATCGACTCGTACAGATCGATGACGAGAGGGTGTGTCTCGCCGAAGTACGAGATGTCTCCGAGTTCTGGGATCTGGACAGCTCCGTGGACGACGACCGTCTCGGTCGGCGTATCGGGCTTGTTGCGTCTGACCCGCTCCTCGTCTCGTTTCCCGATTGGGCCTCGCGTGCCCATTGATCACCTCCTGGGTGTAGAGCGGGCACCTGGCCCGCTAGAAACGCCCAGGGTGGCGTTCGGGTGCTCGCTTCCTCTGGGCCTTCAGTTGCCGTCTGCGTGCTACGCCTTCTGCGGATGACTTCTTGCCGTGGCAGTAGGAGCACGCGGCGCGGAGGTTGGACCTCGAATGGTCGTTCCCGCGCTTTTTGTGGTCGACCTCAGTCGCCCTGCCAACGCAACCGGGCAGTCGGATCTGGCAACGATGGCCTGCCTTATGCAGGACATCGAGCCGGATGGTTTCCCAGTTGGGTGGTAACTCAGATCTGCGATTGGAGGAACTCCAACTCACGATTGGAACACCCCTTAATAGATAGGCCGCGCTCCAGGCGCGGCCAGACAACCCGCGAATGCGGGTTGATACTCAAATGGCCGACGTTTGAGCGTCGGCCTTTAACAGTTACTGTCATGACCGGCCCTCAAGGCCGGTCTTTTATGTGTTATTTGTTTAACAGCGCCACCTTGAAGTGGCGCTTATTCACGAGCCGCCTTTAGGGCGGCTCTTAATATATTATTAATATTAATAACTACTACTCTCTTTACCCCCTCCCCATAACGTTGTAGATGTCACTTTCAAAAAAAGTGACACCAGTGTGACTGATTTCACATATATGACAGGCGGCTTGACAGCCAATCTGAGACCCACCGGGGTGTAATCACACGCCGGCAGGCGAGAAAATCGCTCTACGGGCTTCTCAGCGCCAGGAATCAACATCCTGGCGGGACTCCTGACCCCAGATCGACTTGGAAACCCGTACAGGGGGCCTCGGGCGCA